CGTAAACCCCAAATATACCTTATATAATTGTATGCTCCTAAAGAAACATCAGATTTTTCAGAAGATAGGTTATAATTAAAACTTGTTGGACCGTGTGGAAATTTAAATATGTTTTTATTAAAGGCAGTGGATAAAAACTCATCTTCCTTTAATATAGTATAGTAGTATTCTTCTACTAAGGATACTACTAAACTTTCAAAAGATAAAAGTCCCTCTGGAAAATACTCAAGTGTTATATTTTTTAAACTTTTTAATTCTTCATCTATTACTGCCTCTAAAGCATCAGTGGCAACACTCTTTATGATAGTCTCAGAACAACCCTTTAGGGTATTGAATACCTTTTCTTTTTCTTCTTCATCAGAAGTTGAAGTGATAAAAAACTTAACTAAATCCTCAAGACTCAGTATAACAAATGAATCTATAATTCGTGAAAAAAATGGACTTAAAGCTAATTCTTTTGTCGGAGGTAAAAGCTCCTTAACGGTTCTTTCTACTCTATTTATGTCATCTATAATCACTTAATCTTTTCCTCTAGTCTAAATAACGAAGACACTTTAGCCATTTCTACTCGCTTTAATATAGCATTTTGTGGAATGGTATTACTCTTAGTGGTTCCAGTAAAGAGTTCGTCTTGTGGTTGATTGCCCAGAATTTTTGAAATAAATTCAAATATCATTTTAGTCTTCTCGGCTTCCTCTTCCTCATCTTTTCTTATATTTTTTAATATCCAAAGAGACGCCACTGGATTCCTTATTATTCTCCAGAATCTTTTGTCTCTGGGGTCCTTAAATCCAAGGCGGACAAATATCTTCCAGAGGTTTCGAAAAAACCCCGAGCCAACACCTCCTCTACAGAGCCAAGCTTGTCCTTCAATTTGGCTTCGAGGTTACGCATTCCCCATTCATATCCTTCGTATAAGTAATTAATTATTCTTGGACGAAGTGAAAGTAATATTGTACGTAACTGCAATTTTTGTTCTCTATTAAGAAAGTCATATGTAACACCATGGGGGGTTTTTATTGCTATAATGGAATCAACTAGATATTCAATTTTTAATAACCTTAGCCTAGTTAAGGCATCAAAATTAGCTGTATTTTTAAAAGCTAATCTTTCTTCAAATTCAAAAAGAGCACCATATACAAAAGTATACCCACCTAAATTTATTTCCCAAGTTTCACTTCCTAAATTAAGAAGTTCTTCAAAATCTGCAATTGTTCTATCATCTATGTCTCTAAGCTCTGGGTATTCTGTAAATAAAGTATCTTGTAGATCTGGCATAAACATCTACCTCCTTAGCTCTATTATTAGAGCTTATTTTTTTATGAAGATTTATGGATAGTACCCCAATTTTAACTGGGGTAGAACCCTTCAACTTATAATATACTTTTTAGCTATAAATAGTTTATTGTTGCCAACAGTTTCCGTCTATAGTTTCCATTGACCAAGCGGAAACTGTAACTTCTACTCTTTCGGCAACTACATAGTTAGTTGTATTATAGGTTCCAGACCAGCTTCTAATCAAACAGTCTTTGTATATTCTTCTTATAATCTTTTGTCCAATAGTAGGATTATCACAGATTTCTTCCCAAATATCAAATGGAATATGCTGCCTATTTAAAATAGTAAATATTTGTTGAGCGGAAAGTGGACCTGCTGGAACATTTTCTCCAATGAGCCTATCTATTAAATTCCCAGTTCTTGGTACATAAGTATCCTGTTGAGCTGTAGGGTCAAGATAATAAAGGGTAAACCCTTCAACAGTTAAATCAATATCTTCAGGTCCATAAGTTAATTCTATTACTTGTCCAGCTGTAGTAGCAGATAAATGCCTTCTCCTATCAACAGTCCTTCTAGCACTAGGAGCTATCGAAGTGATATACCCTATTTCATTCCCGCTTTCATCAATTATTCTTATAGCAATTAATGGGTTTAGAATGCGGGCTTTTCTATGAGAGCCCATTCTATGATTATAATCTACATAATCAAAAATATTCTTTGGTGCCATATTTTACCTCCTTATATAACAAATTCATGCTCAATCCAAATCTTGTTAATTGGATAAATTGGTCTATACTTATAGTATCCGTGAAGCATTGTGGGATCGGTTTCATCCATCCAGAATTTTAAATCGGCGAAAGCAGCGATCCAACCACGATCCATATAAGATTTTAATACATATTTTTCAAATTGTGTCTTTATTACATTAAGATTTCTCGTAGTTGCTTTCATTCCTCTGTATTTTTTCAAGTAGTTTCTATTTTCCTTATCCATTAGATCTTCAACAACAGATATCGAAAGCTCTCCATCTTCAATAGATACAGGAAGAGCACAAGTTACACCCCTATATACGTATGGGGCTGTATTAGTGTCTTCTGCTATAATAACTGAAACACCTGCATTAGAAAGTGTTCTAAGCTCTGTAACAGAATAAACAAAATTACCTATATGCCTAAAAAGAGGTAATCCTTTTTCAGTAAGAGGAACAGAAGGATCATTTGTTGATAAGTATTGCATTATTGCCACTGTTCCTTCAATACACGGAGTTAAATCTATACTATTATAAATAAGGTTATAATTCGTTATTGTACTAGTCGGTGTCTCCCACATTGTAATAGCAACATTGTTATTATCAGGAACAAAGAAAATACTTCTTTTTCCTTTAGAAACTGTTCCTTGTAAAGTACTCAACAACTGAGCAATAGAAGTTTTATTAAAGTCCCTTTCTCCCCCTGCAGTAATTGGTATACCATAAGAAAGCACAAGATATCTCTCTTTTTGACCTGTTATTTTATCTGATAAAGTTTCTATATCAACAAGAATAGAGCCTAGAATGTTATCTAGTGGATAAATGACAGAAAGAAAAGTAAGCTCAATATTGCTTAAGTTCTTTATTACCTCATATACTGATAATGCACTATAATCTTCTCTTATTCCAGCTATAACAACTTCAGGTAGTTTATAAGTATTAAGAGCAATATTCGCTAAATTACTAACAACAGAACCGGCACCATGATCATTCACAACATCTCTATAGTTTGTATAAACTTTAGGTATTCCAATCTCACTAAAATCAGAAAAAGAACAATAAGCTTCTACTGGAGTAGTCTCATCTTTTATAGGATGTTGTTTTGCATTAATTTTCATCCACTGTGATATTATATTTGGTTTTTCCTCTGTGTCCTCCCAAATATTAACTTCAGTTCCATTAAAAGTCAAATTTAGTGTAGGGGATGCCCCTGGGTAAGTATTTCTTTCAGAATAAACACCTATAATATAATTCTGTATGTTACTAATATCATACAAATTATAAATATCATTAGTAGATGTATTCTTTATATGTATAAGTATATACTCATAAATTCTAGAATCATACACACTTTCAACGATGATTATTGGTTCAGCTTCAGATATAGGAGTAGCCCCAGAAGAAAATATTGCTGGAAGAAAAGAATATAAATACGGAGAATCGGTATAGGGGAATTTACTTCTAATAGCTACAACATAAACATTGATGTTTCTAGGAATAAAATCTATTCTTTCTAAGGCAATATTATCTTGTCTTAAAACAACGGGGGGAACAGTTAAAAGGGGAGCATTAGACCAATCTAAAAATAAATTGGAAATTTCACTTACTCCTTTATAAACTATTCCTTTAGGTAAATAAGTTGTACCCTCATAAACCCTATAATGTATATCAGTTAAAAATTTATTTCCAACTGAATCTAGCGCATAATCCACAGTTCTTAAATATGTTTGGTCAGAAATAGTAACATCGGATTTGTTATTTCCTGAAAAAACTAAACTACAATTGTCCTCTACTTTTTTCCCATTAGAAAAACCTATAAAGGATAATCTTCCCCCTATAGGTACTGTAGGTGCACTTACCATTGCACCTTCGGAACGAATACTAACTATATCTCCAGGTAAAGGCATTTGACCTCCTCTTTAAAAAATCATTCCTAAATAACCAAATAACTTTTCTGCAGCGCTAGGCAATATCCCTAATGCTAGCAAAGTAGCTAATGCCCACCACTGTATTGTTATTTGGATATTCATTCTATGTGTCATTGTTTTTAAATTTGATATTTCGTCTTTTAATTCTTTCAGTTCAGAAGATATACCGTCATTATTAATTTGTACGTCCAAATTAGACAATACTCGTGAAAGATCGTTCACTTGTTCTAACAAATTAGCCGATTGTTCCATAAATATCTTCTCCGAAAGTTCCTTTACTTTATTAAGTAATTTTTCTTCATTCAAATAAATAGTTTCAATAGCTGTACTTTTTGACTGCCTATCGAAATAAGTAATCAAGCGTTGCTCTAAATTAAGCAGGTCTTTTTTATCTGCTTTTCTTTGAACTTCTTCTTTTAACTCTTTTATTTTTTCTGATAAACTTTCATATATTGTTTCTTTCATCCTTCTTCTCCTCCACCTTCTTCTCCTATAATAACTTCTCTATAACTCTCTGTCATCGACACAATATCTCCAATTATAGAAGGCTCTGTAAGCGACTCTCCAATAGCCCATTCAGATCTAAAATCAATAGATAAAATTGTAGCATAATATTTCATTGTATTAAATTCTCCTCTAGACACTGGGCTATTATAATTTACTGTTCTAATATAGGATAAACCATAAGTGTCTAAAATTTTTATAAAATTAGTACTCATAATAATCGTAGAAAGTACAGAACGAAGATGTTTTAAAGCATAAAAGCTAAAGTGAACTATTACAAAATTGGTTACACCTTCGTTCCACAGTAAAGCCCCTTCAGTGTAATCAGTTGAATCGGCAAAATTAACAAAACCTACCCCCGTTGGTACCATCCTTTTAAACACAGAACCAACAATAATTGCAGGTAATATTAATTCGGCGTCCGACCACTCGGAATACAATTTTAATTTCTTCTCCATTTCAATAGTTTCCCCTGATGCAGAAGTGAATTGCCAAAACTCATTAGGTATATTACTAATACCAGATTCTAAAGCTTTTATAAACACCCAATCAGCAAACCGTTCATCCTTTACCAATACAGAAATAGACATTATGCCTCCATATTCACTTCAACTGGGACATAATAGATGGGCTGGCTAGTGTCCACTAAGAATATAGTAGCTGTCTGGTGTAAAACAGCTCTTGAAATTCTTGTATAATTAACTCTACCAACTACCCACCTTGTTCCATCCGCCCTAACAACTATGTCCCTAGATTTAACAGGTGGGAAATAGGATAGTAAAAGTTCCATAGTCCTACCGGTCCACCATTCTGCTATCTCCAATGGTTCATAAAGATAAGCCTCAGTAGGATATTGGAACTGACCTTTTAATCTATATTGAACATACCCACCTTTATATCCAGTATTATAACAAACCTTACACATTCCAGTAAGCATTTGTTTTAGAGTTTCGTCCCAACAAGCAGGACATCTCTCCCCAGCCCTTTTTCTTGATAATAAAACAAACTCTTCCCCAAAATTATCGTAATAAATAACATTATTCCTTCTAACAGTTTCTTTAATAATTCTACCAATAAGACCACCAAACTTATTACTAACATTTGGTTCTACTGACAAAAAAGAAATATCCCCTGTCATAAAATCACTTAATGTAAAAACATTAATATCACGAAACTTAAAATTAACAGCTAAAGTTTTATTATTATTAGTTATACTAAATTTTACAGTATAATTCCCAGTTGAATCTATAATACAGCCAGCAATTTTACTATTTACTTCAGTATCTATAGGGGTTGATTCAAAAACAGTAACTCCCTCCTTTTCCAATTTAAATTTAAAAGTAAGATCAGCCGATACAGCCTCCCTAAGCTCTATAAGTAAAAAAATACCTTCTTCCTTATCGCTAACTTTGGAAAAAGAGTTGTAAAATGTTATTGTGCTTTCTGGGGGTATTTCAACTGAGAAACTATCAAAGGGATAAGAGGAGATAATAGTATCTGGGGGGATAATATTAAAAGTCTCCCCTGATACTGAAAGAACTGAGGGGGACTCGTAATACAAAGGTACTACTTTATAATGATAATTAGATACTTTCCTAAAATCAGCGTCCTCTGCGGTGTCGGAAATAACGAAAAAATTATCTGAAGTAGCTCCTAAAATATAGTATTTTTCTTCCCAAGTCATTTTTTGGTAGATAATAAATTTTCTAATTAAAGAACCACCTGGTATTTCGCTAGACCATTCGATGTAAATTGGAGAATAATACATTTTTTATCCTGTAAAGAAATTATGATAGCCAAACATCATTGAAAGAGGCTTTATTACACGGAAAGGTAATTTAGTTAAAACTAGTACTCTATAAGAAGTAGTATAATAAACAAATGCTTTCTTCCATTCTCTTAAGTTTTGCCAATAAATATTTATTAATTGCTGAGCGGTTGAAGAAAGCTTATCCCCTTTATAAATTCTAACATTAACAGGAGCATTAATTTCATAATAGTTATAAATTTCAATAAGACCACGGGCGATTAGACCATATATCATCCCCCCCATAACTACCATTGATGCACAAGGTACACTTTCTAAAGTAAAACTAACAGTTGGGGGAGGAGTAAAATTAGTATCTCCAACGGCTCTTTCAAGGTAAGATAAAAGCTCTTCATCCTCCCAGTTAAGTTCCTTTGGGTTCCAAACTAAATATCTGGAGGGAAAAAATTCCTGTGCTAACATATTATCTGCTAGACTAATTCTAAGTTGGTCAATAAACCACTGTTTTCTTGTAACTGATCCAAATTTAACTATATTTGAAATGCTTAATTTTTCTGTAGTACCTTTCCTATAGGCTTCAAATGTAAGCTCGTAGTCCCCTGGAGTTCCGTTGAAAGTAGCAGTAGGGTCAAAAGCTACCTGAACATAACCAATATCTGGATGGTTTTCTTTTACTGGATACATAAAATAAATATTATCTATTTGAGTAGTATCTTTTTTAATAGAAAAAGTGGCCCCCTCTACTTCAATAGGGCTACCATCTTCTTCAAATCTAGCACGCACAGTTGTATAATTATTTAAAATAAGAGACTTAGGTGAATTTAAGTATAACATGCCCCCCCTATACTACTATATAAAAAAGACGGGTATACCTAAAAAAGATAGATATACCCGTCTTTTAGAAAGATGTTTGTTTAAAGTTAAATAACCTCTCCCCCTCTTGAAACTCCCTTAAAATCAGCCGAGGGGGCGGTTTCGTCATGTATCTTTTTTAGATCTTTCAATATTTTTTCCTCTTCAGGGGTCTTTCCCCGTATCGCTTCTATTGTGGTTTGTGCTGGCATAGAGTTACCTAAATCTAACATTCTTTCATAGATTGTCTTATTCTTTTTAATAATACTCATTACCTTTTCTAATTCTTCATCTGTTACATCTCCAGAAAAAGCTTTAATACTACCTGAAACCAGAAGAGATCTAAGACCTCTAGACCCTAATAAACTTTTCTTAATTTCATCCGGAAGAGAAGATAGAGATAATATTGCTCTAGGTTGTAATGAATACCCAGCAGCATCAGGTAGAATAATAATTTTATCAGTCATATTCACTAATATTTCTATATCCTCCGCATCAATTTCGGATTTAGCTAGTTGATTAATTATTTCAGCGGTATCACCTTCAACAACAATCGAACCAGCTCGCTTTACTAGATCTACTATATTTGTTACTTCTTTTTTAATTTCTTCTTTTATCTGAGTCTCCTCAGCTAAGGCTTTATCTTGATTATATTTTACTTTCTTTTCCTTGTTTAAGTTTTTTTTATCTTCATTATCCATAATTACCTCCTATATATTTTTTTGGGGGGGGAGTTAATTATCCTCCCCCCCTCTGTTTAGTTTTTATTATACAGCACCAATGTTAAACTTCATTTTTACTACGGATCTGGGGTTCCATAATGAGACCCCAAGCATCTCCCAACCAACAAATCCAACCTGGAAATCGTCGAGGTTGTTTGATGCATATATTTCACTGTCTGCCCAGAAGGGCATAACCCCTACAAATTGTGGATGGGCGGTGGCATAGGCGGACGACACATAATCTGAAGTTGATTTAACTACAGGCACTAGACGTGAAATAAACATATTTGCACCAAATATCTGCCCAAGATAACCAGTCTGGCGGATTTCGATTCGTGCAACTTCATCTACGTTAGTATTACTCCAACTCCTAAGGTCAGCAATAGCATGTGGGTTAACCACAATAGAATACCCAACTAAATTGTGCTTCTCTATTTGTTCGAATGCTTTAGCAACAGCAGGAAGAGTAAAGCCTGTAGTTGCATCAATTTCCGGGTTAACTACATTAGCGGTTCCTTCAAGAGCATTAAAAACTATTAAGTCTTCTTTTATTCCAAAAGAAGTTCTTAGACGCTCCTTTGCTCTTTCTAGTACATTATACTTACGCCATCTCATTTCTCTCAAAGGTACCTTGGCAACAACGCCAATTTCAAACGAATCTATAAAGATACGTTCTGCCTTTAGATATAGAATTCTAGTAGCACCATCCCTTGCAATAGAAATTGCAGGGAACATCTCCAAATCAAGATCGTAGTATGCAATTTCCCCTTCATTTTTCTGTTCTACAAAGAGAAGTTGACGTCCAATTGGATAGATATCCAAATAACGCCTTACGGGCTCTTGTAAAGCTTGTGCAAGCTTTTGGAGTCCATACTGTGAGGAAAAAGCTTTCTCAAGAAGTGCTTCTCTTTTTAACTCTTCTTCCTTTGTAAGGGTTGCCTTTTTAGTCATAGTATCTTTTGAACTTTTGTCCCCATCCACAACAATTGTCTGAGGAAGACCTGAGGGTCTCCCATTATCTGATGGATTAGATATAAATATTCTTGGCATACTTTATCCCTCCTTACACCAAAACAGGACTAAACCAAACTACCATCATATTAGGTGATGTCGTTGAATCAAGCGCGAGAACAACCCCATACCCAGCTGTGTCAGAAGTAGCACCTCCAGTAGTAGCAGGTTTCCATACTGCGTAGCCAACTGAACCTACTGTAACCGTACCGGGGACTAATACCGTACCCACAGAGTAGGTTCCAGCAGCGTCAAATGGGGCAGTTTCATCATTTGGTCCTTTAAACAAAACAGCGTAGCAAGGAAAAGCCAAAATTGTTACCATTCCTTTATCCACAAAAGGCTCTGTTGGTCCTTTGTGGTTTTCCATTGCTATACCAAGAACTGTATTTCCACTACACCCCTCTACAGTGTAATCAATTGAGTACTGCCAGTCATATGGTGTATATGGCAAATTTGTAGCCAATTCATCAATATACGAACCACTAAAACTGCCAGTACTTATTCCCATTGGTGAACCACCAACCCACAAAGTAGTGGGGCTTGAGGGAACCTTAAATTCCCCGAATTTTATTGCCCACTTTAGATCTGGTCTTATAGCCATTTTATACCTCCTTGATTTACTTCAATGAACGGAGCATACTTTACTCCATTCTGTTTTCTTATAGCCATTTTACCTCCTTTATACGATTTCTCTTAAATCGTGCACAACTCCATCATCATCTACAAGCAGCTGAGCATCTTCTGGCATATTTTCAAGAATTTCAGAAAGAGCTTTTAAATTTTTCTCATCGTAAGTAGCATATACTTTTCTATATTGATTTTTTAACTCTACTGGTATTATTTCTTTTGCTATTAGTTGGTCTACTAAATTTTCTACCAATATAGAAGAAGTTTTCTTTTTGTCCTCTTTAAAAGTTTCTCTCCCAAAGACAGTCTCCCCTTTAGAATCTAGCCCTTTTGGAAGATCCTCTCTACCGAAAATCCTCTCATCTTTCTTTCCGCCGACATCTTCTCTTCCTATTGTTGGTTTCTCCTTTGACATAAACCTCTTAAGGGGTCTTAAGGTCCTTGTTGGAATATCATAGGTGTAATATTCAGGGGGTTCTTCCGTAGATTTTACTTCAATAGAAGCTTCCTTAGGATCAATAACTAAACTAGCAGTAACAGGTAAACTTGTAACTTTATCATTAAAAGTAAATGTAAGTGAAACCCTTCCTGTAGCTTTATCAATTGAAATAGTTTCAACAGATATGTTTTCAAAAGGAGCACCAACTAAATCAGAAACAGACTTTAATACAGCATTTACAGAAATCTCTCCAGATTCTTGGGGGACAGTTTCTGTTGGTTGCTGCACCTCTTGTGGGGTCTCAGATACTACTTCATTAACGTTCATAGTATCCTGGGTATTGCCCACCCCTCCTGGATTAATTTCTATATTTTCAACTCTGTCTGGTCGTTCCATACCTTCCTCCGCAGTCTTTGCCAAAAATTCTGTGGCTTTTTCTTTAATAGAAGACACCTTTTTTAGTAAGGCATCAAGCTTTTTTTCTATATTTAACTTCTCATCTTTAGAGAAGTCTTTCTCAAGTTTCGTATTTAATTTTCTATTCATTACATTTTTTCCTCCTTTATTAAGAGACCAATCCTCGTCATATTTAACATTACCTCCTCTCCTAACTTTTTGAAGATACCTCTTAGTACAACTACATCCTTCTTTTGATTTAACATAAGGTTGTGAATATCTCTTAAGTGGATTATATCGAGGAGAGGATTTATGTCTTTTGTAAGTTTCTTCAAAATCATCAGCTAAACTTAGTATCTCTTTCTTAGCATCAATAACCTTTTCGACACTTTTTAAAAATTTACTTAAATAATCCTTTGCCATAAAATCCTCCTTACTGGGAATAGTTCCCAGAAATAAACCCCTCACAAAAGCTATCTAAGTCCGTTATTCCACTATTTTGTAGAATCTCTTTGCATCTTTCCTTTGCTGAGACTTTATTTTCTTTTGGGATATCTTTCATCCCTTCATTAAGCCTCTTTTTTACTTCCTCAGGTATAGGCGTTTGAGCATTTGTATCTGTAGTGGGAGGAGTAGGGGGTTGATTAGGATTTGTTACTGTTGAGGGAGTAGGCTGTGTTTCATCTTGGGCTTTCTTTCTTATAGAAGCTCTAGGGGCTTCTCTAACATTAAAGGAGACATTTTTCCCTCCAGAAGTAGGGCTAAAAGTAACTTGTTTAGATACTGGAGTGGATGGTACTTGTTTTCTTTTCTGTTCTTTACTTAGTATATTGGTCAATTCCCTTTTGTACCCCTTTTCTACTATTTCCTCAGGAAGAGGAAGATTTTTTAAGTAACTACTTCTCCATCCAGGCCCTTCGACCCTATCCCTCAAATTAATACAGAATTTTACAGGGTTGATTACTCTGCCGAACATTTTTAAAGTACATCCTCTGATTGGATCTTCAGGGTCGTCTTTCGATAAAGTGCTCCAGTATTTCTTCACACTTTCCTCAGTCCATCCCTTAGGTAGTCTTTCAAAAATAGAATATTTAACACTACCTTTCTTAAGTGGTCTTTTAACCAATGCTCTTGTAACCCTCTCTATACCCCCAACTTTATGTAAATAGCGCTTAAGACTAGCCAGCTTCTTTTCAATCTTACGGAGTGCTTCTATGTAAACCTCTTTTCTATTTTTCCCTATTTCAATTAAAGATTCAGGGGGAAGTGTAGTTTCAGTATAAGATGCATATCTCAGTCCTCTGGAAAGATCTAATATATCCTTATAAGTATACCAGTAGCTAGAGAAAAATACCTCTCCCTTTTTGTCATATGTTATTGGGCTTAAAACAAATGCTCCTACTTTTTCAAAATTAAGATTTAATGGTTTATGTATATCTAAAGAAGCAAATAGAACTTCTGCTGGCAAATAGATAAAATCCATTCCAGCAAAAGATAAACTAGACATTAGACTTTTTACATATTCGTCATCAGGTACAAATCTTACATAATCAGAAATAAACGTATCAATATAGTTATCTTCATCAATTGAAGAATGCTTTATTTTAGACAAATTATCCATATACTTTTCTAAATCACTACCAAACTCATACAGTAGCTTTCCAATATTTCTATGCTTATAACTACTAACTGCCGATTCTTTAATAAGATAACCAAGATTCTTAAAACTGGAGGCAACTTTATAGTTTAATTCCGAAGAGGATTTAATATTCTTAATTTCATTAATTATTTCTTCACCCTTATCTGATTTTTTAGCTAAAGTTTCTATGTCTTTAACTGCTTTATCTATGCTATCTAAAGAAGAAATAGAATCAAAATAACCCTTTTGAGAAATCTTATCTCCAAGACCCTTCACAGATTTCTTAAAATATTCATAGGTAGGCTTTATTACTTTATAATAATCAATCGTATTGTTTGCTAATTTTGCAAAAACATAAGAAGCTAAATAGATAGAATCTGGGGTGTAATAAAATCTAAATGGAAATTCATTATAAGAAGAAATTTTCTTTATATTTGGTTTCTTAAAGACATGTATCGAGCTTTCTTTAGGTAAAGAGCCCTCTGGAGGAGTAGATTGATCTGTGGTTTGTTTCTGCGTTTGTATAGTAGAAGCGGGTTGATTTGAAGTTTGCTTTTGTTCCCGCACATCAGTCTTACTAGGAGTACAAGTTCTACTAGTACAACCTTCAGAAGTAGCAAAATAAATCTCTCTCCCACCAAATGCAGAAGCCGCTGAACCACTAGGTAGTTTGGTTACTAAAAAGTTCATTCCACGCTCAAATGGAATAAGCATATTATCCCCAAAAGGAGTACCTTCCGGGAAAAAATAAGCAAGATACTCTAAAATTCCATCTGGTTTATCCTTTGTTTTCCTATATGATTCTATTAAAAAACCACCATGTGAAAAAATCCACTTATATCTAGTTTTCTTGCCTTCCTCTACAATACTTTTTCTATTGCCTGAGTATAAATGCCAAAAGTCTTTAACTTTTCCCTTTACTTCCTCTTTTTCTGTAATAAGTAACATTTCACCTGGATTTCCCTTTACAAGGATAAATGGAGATTCTACAGGAGTGGGTAATCCGCACTCCGCCTCAAGGGATTCAGCCTCAACTCTCGCAGTGGCATTAAAGGGAGGAAACCCCACCCCACTAGGCATAATGTATTTACAAACGTGAGATAAGCTAGGGTACGAAAGTCTATAAAAATCGTTTTCATTTTCAACTTTATTAGCAGCAAACTTCACATTTTCTATCTTAGATAGAAAATTATCTAGAGAATATATTAGCCTTTCAGCCTTATCTTTCTCTCTTCTAATTGAATTTATTAAATTGCCTATGGCTACTCTCATTTTTCCTCCTTATATATCTAAACTTCTCATCTTCATCAACAAAATATTCTGTGTCTTCATCTTCAATTTCATCCTCATCTTTATATTTCTTGAAAAATAAATTTTTCTCTTCATCTATATCGGCAAAAATACCACCCTCTAAAACTTCTTCTGAAAGATCATACACAAACGTTTCAATACCCATAATTATTTCATGTAATATATCTTCTTCTCCATCGGGTAGGGTTTTATCCTCAACAGATAATTCTTCTAAAATATCAACAAGTAAATTATAACAATAAAGTAAGTTAGAAACTCTGTCAGCTAGAGACCAAGTGTCCCACTCATAAAACAATATAGTAAAATGAGCTACTAAAGCATTAAACTTATCTATGTCCTTATCAACAGGCTTTCTTTGTTCAACATTTAATTTTTCCTTGAGAAGATCTATCTTTTTTCCCACTTCTCTTATAATTTCTTTATCAATATTTTTTTCTAACATGTAAAATATCCTCCTTGTCTGAAACTATCTTTTTTAATTCAACCTCAAAAAGTTCTCCGCTTGAACCATATTCTAATTGTGGAAACCAAGCTACCTTTTCAACAGTATCTTTATATGCAGATTTAATGGGTCCCTCCATTGGGACTAAGGGTAAATAGTTCTTTTTATTATCATTAAAGTTTTTCTTATAATCTTCATAATATCTTTGATAATAATTTGACACCTTAATATAGCTTTTTATACAAGGGTCATTCTCAATACACTCATTTATTTTTTTAGAAAGCTCTTCATTTTTAGAAGCTGTTTTTACAAAACTACTCCATTTCATTTTGGAAAAGTATTTCTTCCAAACATAAGATAGTAAATCAAAGTTTGTCATATCTCCTCCTATATATAATTAGACTAATAATTTCTTTTAACATAACCTCATATAGTTTCATCTTTTATAGTCTTCATACAGATATATTTCTTAACAGAGTCTTCTATGGTATACCCTAAATTACTTAATTTATAAATATAATTAAATGAAGAAGTCCTTATTATATTAAGTTTCTTTAAAGCCTCTATAAGTTCTTCATCAGGGACAGCTGTAAGTAAATTTTCTCTATCAGATACTATAATAGTAGGTTCAGAAAGTTGCTGTTCTTTCCACTTTAACTCTTTCAGTCTGTTTTTAACAACAGATGAAAGGTCCTCTGGAAACAAAATATTAGTTTCTCTCGAAGATTCTTCCTCTTGGGGCTTCCCTATTTCGATTCGATCATATGGTGTTTTTTCATATTCTTGAGATTGAGGGTTTCTAAACTTATCACCAAGTGGTTCTACAGCTGATTTATTAAAAGAAGCAGTTAATATCTCAAGCATCTTAGCATTTCTATCTGCACCTCTTCCACCAGCCAACCCACGAAGATTGAGTGGACGAATAATAGAGTCTTCGAAAAAGTCTACTCCATAACAAATTTCAAAAGAAAGCTTTTCTTCCCCAGAAGCAGTTTTAATCTTTTTCATTTTATACACAGCTATGTGTTCACAGTACTCACTTTCCACAGAAGCTTTCTTCCCACAAATACTACAAATAGAATATTGGACAATAGATCCCATTGAAGTATCAGTAACTTCTCCATTAACAATATAATTAACAAGATTTTTATCATACTTTGCAGCAAGTTTCTTATCAATTGCCAATAGATTTTGAATATAATGTCCTGAAAGAGGATCATTTGGATATTGCTGAGGAACATACCTGCTGTCAAGTACAACTCCAATAATCATATCTGGGCGGTGATCAATGGTAACTCTTTTTCCTATAAAAGTGGAATAGGATTTTTTCAACTCTTCATCTGGGAATCCGTCTCCATTATCATTTGGACCAAAAAATTCATAAGCAGAAACAGAATGATTTCTAAGATAAAGATATCTGGCGGGATCAAGCGTTATTCTCTTAAAACTTGGAATTGCAGAAGCAAACTTTTTAAGTCCAGGTTGATCGGAAAATAAATCTTTCATTTCTCCAACTTCTGATACCTTACTCAAGCCTAACCAGTACCCAGTTTTTACTAGCATTTTTATCCTCCTTTAGTTATCTTTGAAAGTTTTTGGCGTATAAGCTTTGATAGAGAATTGTAACTTTTTTCCGAAGACTGTTTGACTTCTCCAGCTGACGGGGTAGAAGGGGCAGAAGGGGCAGAAGTAGGAGGTGAAGGAGCATTTGTCTCAGACGTAGGAGTAACCTCAGTTTGAGTACTTGTTGGTTCTTGTGATGGAGTAAAATGTGTATGTTTATCTGTAGAAAAGCTCTGGTTGCCCATCTCTAAAGTTTCTCCTTCACTTCCACTTGGTTCTTCCCATTCTTCTTTTAATTCCTCATCTGTTTCTTGAATAATTCCTGAGGGGAGATATATATAGGTATATTTATTAGGAGTGTTCTTTACAAATATCATTACAGAGGAAAAAGATGGAAAGTCTAATTTTAATAATTTTCTTTTTGTTTCAATAGAAATTGGAGAAAGAACAACATCCCCTCTACTATTCTTTGCCTTAATTTCTACCCTAAATAGAATAGTTGAGAAATTAGAAGATATAAACGTATCTTCAATATATATATTATCTTCTAATTCTTCTATAATATTTTTAGGCAAGTCTCCTGGAATACTAACAGTCCCTACAATAGTGGAAGTAACTTTTGCTTCCTTTAAATATTCTATTGCTTTACTAAACTTTTTTGAAAAATCTCGTAATATAGTACTTATACCCAATTCTCTTATCTCTGGGGAAACAGCTGCAATCTCATCTGCAATAATATTAAATATAGCCCTCTTAGTTGCTTTGTCCTTCGTCATTAAAAATTGAGTAAGAAAATTATTAATTAGAGCAACCCTAATTATATCATCTTTATATCTTTCGGCTTTCTTCAGAATCTCTTTACTTTTTTCAAATTTATGAGATAAAGAAGATATATCTTCAATAATCGTATCTTCAAACAGATTTTCTTTCAACATTTCTTTTGCAGTCTTAACTAAATTTTCAGCAGTGGAATGAAACTTATCTGATAGAATAGTCCTTACTATTTCTACAAAAGAAGAATCTGGGATAAAATCAGAAGAAAGTGAATTTATAGAAGCATTTTTTCCTTTAAATTCCTCAGAAACAGCAAAAACTAGAAAATCTTTTTCAATTCCTAAAAATAAAGGAGCTAATGATAGAGACGAAAAATGTTTAGCTGCAAAAGGATAATCTCGGCAATGTATTATTCTCATTAAATCTGCTCCTTTTTCTCTTCAGGTTCCTCCTCCTTTCCTTCATGTTTTAAATTCTTTTTAATTCTCCCTTTTTTCGTTTCTTTATCTTCCTTTTTTAATGAGGCAATTCTTTTCTGAACCTCAGCATCCTTTTCAGATACAACCTCTAATATTTTTCCTTCTTTTTTTCCAAATTTAATTATAGGCATAGTCACACCCCCTATTCTTCAACTCTTTCCAAATATGCTGTACCGTCTTCATCAAGAACAACTCTCCAAAATGTAGTCGAAGAGTCTTTCAAGTCAGACCTTATCTTCCTTCTGATTTTAACTTTTCTGTTGCCCTCCTCTATATCAGAGAGAACAAGCTTTCCGTAAAGACTTTCTACCTTAGTCAAAAACTGATTATCAACAGTTGCTTCCACTTTACCAATACCCTCTATTTCATATTCTTTTACATCTAAAATATCCGCAAGTCTATCTAGAAGTGCACCTTTAATTACTATATTATTTTCTTCATCAACACTTAAAGTTTCTATTGAATTAAGAAAGATGTCACCTTTATTGAAACGCACACTGTAGTTGTATGAAGCGGTGTCCTTGTCCTCTATACCTAGTGGAATCACTTCTAGATTATACTCTTTTGGGTCTAACCCCCATTCATTTAATTTAGATGCATATACCGAACAAACAAAAGAAGCTAATTTTACTTCTCTATCTCCTTCTGGATCGTATACATAATTAATTTCTTCTAATTCAGGTATAGATTTCTCAATCATCTCATCAACTTCTTTTTTATACCTTTCAGTCGATTTTAATTCCTTTCTCCTTTTGTCAATTTGTTTAGAGAGTTGACTAATAGCATCAAGTGAAGAAGCCCCAGTTAAAAAATCCACCCAATTAGCATTATCTTCATCGTAAACAACGTTCTTTGATTTTTCCGTGCCAGCCATTCCATAAACAATTGAAGAGGAAACTTTGTTCTTGTATTCTTGCCCTACAGTAAAATTATGAATAAACTGGTAGGGATTTTGTAGAACAACATTGTCACTTGTTTTGTATGGGTATTTAATTGAGGATGCTACCTTTTTTACAGCAGAATCATAGGATATAGAAATCACCTTATATTTTCCATCAATAACGTACTCTGTAACTCCAGCTTCCTTAAGAAGATCGGTTAATTTTTCTTTATCATAGGAATACATTTTCATCACAGTACCAAATATATTCTTAGATTTTGAAGAGCGAACAATTTTTAACTCTTGGTCTATTGGTAATTGCAATGTAACAAAATTTTCAGTTGGGTTCCCAGCCGAAAATTTTCTGAGTTTTATAATGACATTATTAGACTTTTCATCAAAGTCTACATCTATATCTTCTTCCCTAAAACCATACCCCGATAGTATGGTAATAAAGTGTTCTCTTATTTCGTTATCCTGCATTACTTATTACCTCCTTATATTTTATATTTTTCCAAACTTGAAACTATAACTACAAAGTTTGTAGTCAAAAAATTATTACTTTGCACCATTTTTAGTATTCCCCTCTAATTTTAAATTTCCGTCCTCCCCAACTTTCAAACGGAAGACTACATCTGCTGGGATAGCTTTCCCCTTTTCTAACCAAGGGACAATGTAAGTATTAACTAATCTTAATTTTTCCATTATATTTTGCCCATCTGCCCATTTGAACTCTTTTTCTTCTATTATTGGTTCTTTAGTATATTTAGATCCCTGCCTCTCCCCAATAACTACAGGGAGTTTAAAAGTAGCTTCTTTCCCAGTAGGTCCTATTGGTGGGGGTATCAGAGCTATAGCTTTCCTTCTCCATTCAGAATAAAAAGGATCAAATATAGTTCCCTCTTCCTCTTCTTTCCAATAACGAACCTCATCGTAATCAACATTAAGAACATCACTTATTATCTTCATTGGAAATCCTAAATCTCTCATTTGTCCAACCATACCAACTATAGAAGTACTATCAAGCAAGTTAATATTTTTTTGCCACTCAAAAGTAGGTAAAATTGGTTTTCTCTCGGAAAATGGTCTTTTTATTAAGAAAGGCCCCCCTAAATCCGAAGTAGTGGTTTCATAAAATTCATGTGCAATAGCAATGGGGAGAAAAAACCTTTCTGTTAACACATTTTCTAATAATGATCTCACAAAGGAATACCTCGCCATCAATACTCTCATAGCTACTGAGGCATTAGCATATGTAGGACCTTCACCATGGGTAACAGCTTTACTAGTAAATAGAGCAGTTAAAACTCTATCTTCAATCCAGTCAAATTCCTGCTTCAGCGGAGATAAAGCTCCCCCACCCATAACATATTCAGCCCTTACTGTATGATTAGCCACAAGAGTAAATAATGGGTTTTGTTCTGCTGTTTTTACAGCTTGCTCTAAAGCATCAATTTGGTCTTGTGTAGCGGGCCATGTATCTGACCCAATATGCCACAATTCCTTTGGGTTAATATATCGCTGAGCAATAGCAAATTGAGCTTCACGTAGTTTATCTTCATACAATAAATCTTTCATAACACGAAGAACAATCGAAGTACCACGAGTCATATAAGGGCTTTGTTTTCTCTGGAAAGGCATAATAAAAAATGGAGAAAGCGGAACAGCTTCCCCTTTTCTTAAAGCTTCAATAATAGCTGGGGGGAGTTTCTCGAGAACTGCTTTATCGAGAGGGTTCATTTCAGGAGAAAAACTTCTCATTGCTACTTGGACTTTGTATTCTACCGCGTCTTGTCCTCCAGCCAACCATCCTTTATCTTCAACTATTAAATCTTCTGGGGGGATAAGTTGAGCATCAGTAAATATTCCGGATTCATCATCCCAAAAAAGATAAGTAAATGCTTCACCAAGAAGCCAATAGTCTCTTAAAATTGAATATAGTAATAGTAACCCCCCACATGCTTCAAATGATTCTTTATAAATATTCTTAATAATTGGATCAGCTACTTTCAAAGAAAACCTTGATAATGGAACAGTTGTGTGTAAATCTATTGAGTTTCCTACCATAGGATGAAACGCGTCCCAGTGTCTAAGCCAAGTAATAGTTGTTTTCAAGTCTGTGGGCATATAAAAATGTACCCAAGACAACATTGGAGAAAACCATCTTGGAGGGTAGTATTCAACTGTAGAACCGGCAGCAGTTTTTGCAATTCCACCAGTAGAAGACCCCCAAATGATATTATCTTTACTTCCCATCAAAGAAGCCCTCGTAACTCCACGAGGACTACCCAATTTATTATTTATTTTAGAGGATGTTTTCTTAGCTTGATTATTGCTTTCCGATTTTTGTCCTTTCATAAAACCTCCTAGTAAGCCCCTACATAATTTTTCATATAGACATCATCCATAATGTCTTTAACCCCCTTGTAGGAAAACTCATATGTTCTTCCTATAGAATCATAAAAAATACCTACAGGGGTGTTTTCTTCTTTCTTCCATGGAATAATAAGCACTTTTTCTATAGAACCATAAGCATTCTTAAAAGGAAACTTTACTCGTGCCATTACATATACTATGTCGTTTCCCTCTTGTAAAATATTGGCATACCTTAAATCAGCCCCCAATTTAAACAAATAAAAAGTAACTGTATCTAAAATACTTCCATATTTATTCCCAACTTTATAACTAGCATTTATTCTAGAAACATCAACAATAGTATTATCGTATTGAGGTTTCTTAGATCTATTTCTTATAAAATCATCAATTAGTTGAGTTAAATTCCTAAATGCAGGTAAATCCATTCTTTCTATTGCACTAATAAGCTCTTTTTCATAGGTTGTAAGTTGTACCCGTTCAAGAGGATCTAAAAAGAATCTTTCTTTTGGTAAACCAAAGGCTTCCTGGGGGAAGTTTGCTTCCTCCCTATTCCCTCCAGCTTGTTCAGTTGCTTGATCTCCTGCTTCGCCTCCACCAAAACCTCTTTCTCCTAAACCACCTCCGCCTCCTAATCCAAGATTACTTAATGCAACTTCATTAATTTCTTGTGATTCTTTACTAATAGAAGAAATATGAAAATAAAATTTATTAACCCCAATATCGGATATAGCAGTTACCAAATCATCTACTATATCCTTATTTAAAGTACTTGCTATTTTTATCACCCTTTCCGCATAAGTTTGCGGGGGTTCTTCCTTCTTTGGATAAAGCTTATACTTATCAATAAAATTAATGATATCCATATTACTCTCCTTTTTTGAAGCAACAAAGGGGTTTAAAAGCCTTCTTACTATCCTCCATTCAGGGTTAGTATGCCTCTTACCCCTATCGCTCCAGTCTGGTTGTAATGTTGGTCGTGTTGAAGGCATTTGCATATTCATATGGTCTAATAAACGTTGAACATACTCCGAACTTCTTGAGTAAGGAGTTTTTGTTATCCATTGAATAGGATCCATACCTCTTTTAACTGGAACATTACGTTTTTTCTTTAAATTTAGACGCTCAATCAGCTTTTCATAAGGAAATTCCATATTACTCATTAGAGGTTTCCTTTTTTTCTCCAACAGCTAAACGTAAATTAGTAGGCAGTTCATATGTTCTTGCTCCATCTTCCCACTCTACTAAACAAAGAGGAATTCTTCTCCTTCCGCTATATTCAATTAGACGAACAACTCCTTTTCTCTTACCAAGGTACACTTTGCTAATAACTACATCTCCAACAACAGGAATAAAGTCAAACCTAAAAAATGTAGGATCTTCAGAAAACATTTCATCAAGTTGTTCAAAGACATCTATCTCTTTATTTTTATTTCTATTTACAAAGTCCTCTAATAAACCGTTCATTTTTAGAAAATTAGATAAACTATCTTCCCCAAAAATATGGATATACTCTGAGTAACCCCCTTCTTTTTTTATTTCAATTAGATAAGGATACACATTAGTCATAAAAATAACGACATCACAAACAAAAGGAGAGTTGGAAAGTTTTACTCCTTTCTTTTCGTAAATTTTTTCTTTTATCATAAACTAACCTCCTTTAATCACTTCTTTTAACAATTGGGATATAACCTTAGGGTCTATTGAGGATTGTTTGCGTATATTGTTTAATATGGATAAAGCATTCTCCCCAGATAATTTAAGAAAAGTAGCTATATCACTTACTGGAATATTACCTTTCTCAAGCAGCTTAGTAACTATTAATTGAGCTACATAAGGATCAGTTAATACTTCTTTAAGAATATTTACCATATCAATAGACAAAGTATTTTCATTCTCTTTCATTTGATATCCTTCTTGCCCCATGAAAGCTTTCTCTTGTTCTGATATAGGTCTAAAACTCATAGGTCTTAAAACTTCCAGCTCTGTACCAAGAATACTATCATCTGCAATTTCTGGGTAAGGCTTAGAGTCCCATTTTACAATATACATTTTAGAGGATCGAGCAATATCTATAACAACACCACGTTCTTTATTGTTTTTATTATAAACAAAATCCCCTATTGCAAATCTAGGAAATGGCTTTAATTCCTCTGTTTCAATCTCAGTACCTTTAGAAGGAACAACCATTTGTGGAGAAAGTTGAGTTGGAATGGGTGGGATATCTGCCTCTTTAACTTTAGAAGCTCTACTTATCGGATTAAAAGAATTGTTTAATTCACCAAATTTAAACTTAGCTGGAACATACTTAGTATCTTCCCCCTCCAATGTTTCTACAATAGAAGCCTTAGAAATGAGATGTTCTGTAGGGCTATCTAATATTGGAGTTTCTTCCTCATCGAAAAGATCTACTAAATTATCTATATCTTTATTTTCTTCTTTCTCTAAAGAGGCAATTTTTTCAAAAATATCTAATTTAGGATAAAATTCTGCCTCTTTTTCATCATATAAACTTTCAAAAGCCTCCTGAAGAAGCTTCCAGTCTCGAAGTTCTTCTTCTTTCCTATTCGGCATATTTAAAACCCTCCTTCCTTATATAGTCCTGGGGTTATATTTTTTGCAGTCTTAAACTCCCAAGACGGTCTAGTTGGAATTTTTAATAGTCCACTTTGGAATTTCTTTAGCGTTTCTAAACTTCTTTTTAAAATTTCTTCATAAAACTCAAATAAAACTATGTCAGTTTGTTCTCCTATTCCCTTTATATTTAAGCTAATTGGGATGTCTTCTTTCTCACTTTCTTCAACTTGTCGTGCTAAATCTGGGAAATTAATAGGTCTTTCCTTTTTTTCCTTCTCTAGGTGGTCTAGTCTCATATAGATTACCTTAATGGATTCTGCTACCCACTCTTCGAAAGTGGACTCTGTATTCCATCTTTCTTCAGAAAAGGCTTTTTTCTCCTGTAGGTTAACCGCCTCTAGAAAATTTTGGTAAGACATGTATATAAAGTCCTCTTCAGACCATTGTCTCACCTTTTCTGCTAGATAAACTCTCCAATTCTCATAACCTTCCCTCTCTGCTATTTTTGTTAAATAATTAATTACTTCACTTTCTTCAAAAATCTTGCCTTCTATATTTATTTGCATATTCTCCCCCTTAGCCTGTTATACTTTTTACAGCCAAAGTAAGATCTTTAAAATCATTTATAAGATCTACCCCAAATACTTGTGAGGTCCATATATGTTCCATAAACCATTTAAGGATAGTATCTAATTCTTCAGGGGGAATCCTCTTTGGATCAAGGGATTCCTCTAAAGAAATCTTACCATATTCCTGAGCTTTATCTAAAATATATTCCCAAGGAATATAGTCTAATGAATACTCTAAAATTTTTTCTGAACCAAAATATAAGTTCCAAACATTTTCACTAAAAACAGCTTTAAACATTACTAACACCTCCTAATTTTTCAGTAATAAAAGGTACTACAGAATAAACTTTATTTTCAATCTTAAACGTATAATGAGGAAAATTAAGTTTCTTATTGATAGTTACATAGCCCCCATTATACATTCGCCTAAAAACCTCCTTTTCAGTTTTAGGCACCTTACCAAATATAATATTTATTATTTTATTAGATATTTCATCTATTTCTGTTAAAGTAAAATTGATAGTGTCCCAGCACATTACCCCTTCAAATAGGGGAAAGTCTATACCCCCATTTATATTCCACCTTGCAACTTCGGTTGGTATAACAGCATATTTTCTATTAAATTTATCAAAAATATTCACTAATAAACATTCATCAAAAATTTTATTTTTATCTGAAAATAAAATTATGTTTATATTCATATCTATTAGGGGGGAGACTATGATATCTCCCCCCTAACAATGTTCACTCTTTACCATCAAACGTAGAAACGTCCTTCGTCTGAGGTGTTTCTTCCTTATTACCCAACTCTTCTCTAATATAATTTATCTCCGCTGCGGAGAAAAACTCACTTGGGTTCATAGCTACTTTTTCTAGGAAAGCTTCAAACGGAAATATTCTAGACATCAATAATAAATTTCTATTAATTCCTTCTGGACAGGACATCATTAGATATTGTGATACTTCATACCAAAACTCTTCTGTTTTCGTTTTAGCAAGCAGCCTTTCTTTTAATTCTTCCTCTGTTAATTTAGACTCTTCTAACGAGTCCTCTTGGTATTCTCTAACAATTCTATCCACAAAACGGCTTGCAATAGTTTCAACTGCTTCTTCTATAGCCTCTCCAAAAAATCCCTCTAGCTCTTGAATCCACATATTGAGATCTGAGGAGGGTTCATACCCAAAGAAAGGCTCCCTTTCTCTGTTAGAAATAGCATAACATAAATCGTATGCCCTTTCTACAAGAAATAGATTATACTTATAGTATAGAAAAAGCTCTAATTCAGTATTTCTTTCTATTAGATTAACTAATTCATCATAAGAAAGCGAAGAAGTTTTCGAGGTCCCTAAGGCTGAAAGCTTTTCTATAACACGTTCCAATTTATTCTGTATTTTAATAAATCTATTAGGTAGTCTCTTATTTCTCATCTTTTTTCTCCCGATAAGGAGATTTCCTTCTATTTCTATTTCTGTTAAATAGCTCTTTACGTATGTCCTTACGCTCTTTCCCTATTAAATCGTTTTCCTTCCCATTTTCTTCGTCCTCTTCCTCTTCCTTTTCCTTTTCTCCCTCGTCTTCTTCCTCTTCCTTTTCCTTTTCTCCCTCGTCCTCTTCTTCATCCTCTTCCTTTTCTTCCTCGTCTTCTTCCTTCTCTTCCTCGTATTCCTTTTCTACCTCGTCCTCTTCTTCCTTTTCCTTTTCTTCCTCGTCTTCTTCTTTCTCTTCCTCTTCCTCGTCTTCTGTGTCTATAAATACCTCAATTTCCCCAATACTGTCGGTTTCATCTTCCGTCTCTTCCTCTTCTTTCTTAATACGAGAAAAATCAATACGCTTATCCTCAACAGACTTTGTTATAATATCTGTAATAGTATCAAGTGTTTCCTCTATTGCCGAAGCCATCTCTTCAAATTTTGATAAAAAGTCCTCTATAATCTTCTGCATACTTGTATCAAGTACAGCCTCTCTTCTTTGTAGGGACGCATAGGCAGGAGCGGTAAGTCTCCTTTCATACCTTTCTTCTACTTCCTCTTCTTCCTCTTCCTCAAATTCTACCCCTTTAATTTCAGCATACTCTAATATCTCTATATTATAATCATCTATAAGATCTTTCCATATTTCAAAATAAACATCCAAAGCTCTAATTACATAGTTTATATACCTCCCGAATACCAACAAATCTCTCAAATAAGGTGAAGCATATTTTGAAAAATGTTTATAGGAACTAAGCTTTCTAACTTCGACATAATTTAAAACACTCTTTGCTATATCTGCGAGACAATCGATTAATCTTTCTACCTCTTTTGAGGAAGAAGAACTAATTATAGATCCAGTCTCAAACCCAATTAACACTTCCTTACAATTTTCAATAATCTCCCTACCAATCTTACCCTTCCCTAAAGCTACTTCCTCTAGGGCTTCTCTAATTAAGGCTCTAAACTTACGTGCCTGCCTAGAGTTTCCGGCGGAAGAAGCTAACTTCTCAGCAATAGCGTAAACTATATTATAAATACCAGACTTAGGTATTCCCCCACCATAACTATATACAGATACTTGTAGTTTTCTTTTATCCCCTTTGGGATGGATAACATAAATCTTGTCATCAATTAGTTCAACCTCTTCAGCCAAATTGTAAAGACTATTTATAGCTTTATCAAGTTCTATTTTTACCTTTTTAGTCAAAGCTTCCATTTCCTCTTTTGTTTCTCTAGCTTCGGGGTTTGTCGCATAAAACTTTTCGGTAAGTTTTTCCATACGATTGGTTAAATCTGCAATCCTTTTTTGTATTTCATCCTTTTCTTTAATAAAATTATATATAGCATTAAAGTACTCTTTCGCCTCACCCTCAACTGTGATTTCTTTTATAGTTTCTCCAAGAGGAACAACTGGCTTAGTTAAACGGGGTCTTTCCTCTGTTCTATCCAGAAATTCCTTTTTACTTTCAGGAGATACAATTTTTTTCTTGATATCATCAACATCGGCTATTTTGCGGATTATCCTATCCGCATTCTTTTTTTCTCTCAGAAAGTCTTCAAATCTACTCATTTTTACACCTCCCTAGTGCCATACTTTCTACGTTTTATATATGCACACATTTTCTTAGCCCGTTCAAGAGACAAGTTCTTTTCACTCATAAAATATCTAACACACCCACAGAACTTGGACTTTTTTTCTGGAGCATCTGGACAAGTCATTTCTTTAAATGACCCCTTTTCTGTTTGATACTTTTTGTTCTTTGGTTTAGCGGCTGTTTTTTCTAAATCAGCAAAATTTGTTAAAATATCAGCTGCTTTTGAAAATGAATTAGTTGCATTAATAAAATAATCATATACCTTGTTAGAAAGGTCTTCTATAAGATTTTTGTAATAATTAACCTTAGTAGAAGCAATTTTTGTAGAACCTATACTTTGATCTTCCAAGATAGAAGATGCAAGGTCAACTAAATCAAGCACTAGAAGTAGACCCTCTCTACCTACAGAAGAAGCTGCTTTTGATAAGAAATCAGCTGCTTTTTCTATAGAATAAATTCTCTCTTCATATTCCCCTAATCCTTCTGATTCCTCTACCTCTTCTGCTTCATACAAATCTCCGTACATTTCTCCCAACTCCTCTATTCTTTTAATAAAAGAAAAGTATCTTTCTTTCGCAACTTCTCTAGCCTCTTCGTATTCATCCTCTGTATAAAAATCAATTATTTCTAGACCAGAAAAATCACAAAAGGCTACAATATTACCACGCATTCCTTTAATTTTCTTTATTTCTTCATCCGTAAATCCGAAATCTTCATCTTTAGCAAGATAAACTATTTCATCATCAATTATTATATACTTAACTGGATGTAAATCATCTGAAATAGAGTAGAGGTCTTCATAACACTCTGAGCTTTCATCTTCTTCAGCACACAAATCTTCTATCCTTCTCCATTCGGAATCAGAAATAAATTCTAAATAGATGTCGGACTCTTCCTCAGGTTCAATATTTTCAGTTTCTAATATAACTTCAAGGAAATCTTCAAACTTTGTTTTAAATCCGAGTTTTACTCTAGAAAGTGAACTAAGCTTTTTAGAGTCTATTTTATACCCCCTTCTTTTAAGCTCTCTTATTAACGGAGCCCTATTTACTTCACTAACTTTCTTTTCCTTGAAAAATCTATCTAGCTTTTCCGTAATATTAGACCCCTTTTTAGGATTCTTAGCCCACTTAATAAAATTATCAGCATGGGTTGAGGGAGATACTTCTCCACTCTCTTTTTCTTTCTTAGCCACTTCGCCAGTTTTACCACCTTGCTTTAATAGATTTTCAAGGTGGGAAAATAATGCTTCGATATTACCCATAGTTACCTTTCCTCCTTTAATACATCTAACTTAAACCTATTTTTTTCACAAATTTTTTCAAACTCCTCCTTATAATACTTCCCCATTAATTCTAACACAGAGAATATTATTCTCCATTCACTGAGATTAGAATCTCTTAAGAGTTTAAATATAAACTCTAACTCTTCTAGAGTAAAATTTTCTTTATCCTCTAATATCTTCTTTGTTAGCGGATAAAGAATTGCAATTTCCATAGAAGTGGGAGTATGTTTATCCAATAAAGAAACTATTACATCTTTTACAGTAATAACAATTTCCTTTTCTTTATTTTCTTCATCTTTGGCTAAAACTACTAATACTCTGCCAAGTAAATCTCTTACTGGTTCTTTTAAAAATGACATATAAGCCTCCTTTTTTGGCTAAATATTTAGTGAACTACGAAATATGATTCATCCAAAAATTTAATTTATTTCTTAGAAACCCTCTATTAACCTTCTTTACAAAGAAATATATTTAGAATTTTCAACATAAGAGGGTTATAATAAACAATATATTTATTTTTCCACCCCCAATAAATGAATATCTATATCAATATCACCACTGTAAGATTCAACAACTACTTTTACAGATTTAGCATAAGGAAAAGCATAATCACTAGAATCAAAAATAGCATCCTCTTCTAATAAAACTATATAGGAATAGATATTATAGTTTTTATAAAATACCTCTCCGTCTGGAGAAAAAAGAAACGTAACGTCTACACTAACATTAGACTTATTTTTCACATAAACAGAATACCTTGAGTATTTTTCAACTTCAAATACCTTCTCTATTTTTGCCACATTAACCTCCCCAAACCTTCTTCCAATTGCTTTGGTATTTTACATACAATTCTTTTACCTTAGTCCAAGTACCATTAGACTTCATATATATATCTTTTAAATTAGTCCAAAGATTTTCTACCTTTACATAAACTCGCTTAACAGCACTTACAACCTTGCCTAACCCTACAAAATAGCTATCACTTGAACAATTCCTTTTTAAAAAACCTATAAAATAGCTCATGTCAAAATTATCTCTCGAATATAAGCAGGAACTAATTCAGAATAGTGAGGACGATTAAAGCTACCTATAAATAAGCCACTATAGCTTACAGAAAAGTTAATTGTTATCTGTTGTTCAACCATATTCCTTATTTCGGGTAAAGTTTCAACAAAGATATGTTCTCTTGTAGAAAAGTCTGAAAGAATAAAACAAAATTTACTTGAAACACTTCTAGCCATAAAGGAAAGAGTATAAGAACCAGCGGGCAAATCAAGTACAAATTCATAACTACCTCCAACTATAATATAACTAACTGAATCAATAGTAATAGTAGTATCGGCAGCACGGGTATATAAACTATTAAAAATTGTTGCCAACATATCTCCAAAGTCAGTAATAGGTGGGAAAAGAAATCCGTCATAGTCAGCCATATCTAGTCCAACCTCACAAAACAACCATATCCACCACCAACACCAACGTAATGTTTCCAAGCAACTCCATTTATATAAACAGTATCCCCTGGAGATAAACCTAGAGAATTACTATAATTTCCAGTAGCCATAACTCCGTCCAATTGACCATGAACAAAATAAGGTGAATTTTGCTCTTGAACTATAGTCTCTAATATCATTATAGTACCCGCCGTAGTTTTGCAACCAACATATAAGTCATAGGTGCCACCAACCTTTCCCCAACCATACATTTTTATACTAATGCTGCCTGTGTTGCTAACTAAGGATTTAAAAATTGGAGAACTAACGTTATTACTACTACCAAGAAAACCCAATGGATTTGAGGTGTAGGAAGAACTCTCACTATGTCCTATAAATAAAACATCTTTTAGTGAAGTATTAAATCTCTTCGGGTACCCTATATAATTCCCAAAACTCAAAGTTGTATTCATAAAAATGAATCTTTGATGATTAACGAGAAGTATATAGCCCTCTCCTTGATCTGTTGTTGTGTGCTTAACTATAACAGGCTTATTGGAAGAGTATCCAGTTAACATGGTACGCCCTGTATATGTTTTATTAGTAATATCCCAACCCTCAGCTATACCAATAACAGAATAATTATTATAATTATCATCAACACTAAAAATAAAATCTATATCAGAGTTGGGATCAAGGTGCCCATATACTTTCTTATTTGTCCCCGCTTCTGGATCTACAGAAACCCAATAAGCAGATTGGTCTAACAAATTTTCATCCAAAATAGGTAATAAAGTTCCTACTCCCAGCTGTATTACTCCAGTATATAAAGCCATATTTCCTCCTAAATTACAAAACAAATATCTCCATCTTCTCCAACATCAGAAGATGGAACCTCTGGTAATATATAAATTCTATAGCCAAAGGTTAAACCATTTTCCCCCTCACTTACCAAAACGGATCTGTTTGATTTACCAGTATAACTGTTTGGTGTATCTTTAATATTCAAAAAGCTATCTAACTTACTCGCTTTCAATTTATTATTATATACTATTATAGTATCCGCATCAATTTTATTTCCAAGGTAATCTGCTATATCATTCGCATCTATTTTCACTTTACCATCGGAAACACCACCTGTTGTTGGAAGTGGGTATGCCCCATAAACTCCATCTTCATTTGTACCTAGATAATAATTTTTACCAAGTACGCAAGTCAAATCACGATAAGAATGCACATGTGGTGGAACTGTAGACAAATCTGGTTTATTGATAATAATATCCCAATCTACACTTTTTACATATATTTTATGTGTAGTAGTATTAACCCCAAGAGTAATATTGTCTATTTTGTCGGTAAGAAACCCTACTACAGTATCCTGTGTATCAGCATAGACTTTACCATAATTTTTTACAAAAACTTTATGAAGAGTAGTATTAACCCCAAGGGTAACATTATCTACTTTATCTATTATAAAACCACGAATAGGATCTAAACTATCTGCATAAACTTTGCCATCTGAAATATTATTAGAAACAAAATTTAGTTGAACAAAGTAGAGTATACCGTCTCCAGGCAACTCATCATAAAATTGAAGACTTCCTTCATCTATAGGTGAATAATCAAACTCTTCAACAAGAATCTGGTTGTTAAGACTAATTAAAATAATCTTAGATGCAACTAAACCTTCAGGTAAAGTTAATATCCCATTTTGGATATTTAAGGTATTTACTACATAATAAGCTTTGTATAGTGGTTCTTCTTCGTTATAAGGAGTAGGGCTGGTTTCTAAAATATTAAACCCACCACCACTGCTACTAAGGTATTCAGAACAAAAGATAGCATTCAAATCCAATTCAAGCTGATTCCAAATAACAGATAAAGTAGGACCTAAACAACTAGCAATAATCGATTTGAATAAAGAAGAACCCAGCACCGCCCTCAAACTTATAAGCGTGCTTATAACCTGACGTGTCATACTCCCTTCTACATCTCTTAGAGGATCTATATCTGCACCTTCTTGGTAAACAAATTCCCAATCTTGAAATGGATAGTGCTCTTTATAAAGATCATAAATTGAATCCAAATCATCAATTAGTGGTTGTAAAACTTCATTATACTTTGCTAAATCCTCTTCATTTTCTCCATAACTAATTAAATGTAATATATTTAAAAGTAATTTTAATCTAAAAGCATACTCTCTAGAAAAAACAATCCTAAAAATCCTTTCATATAAAGTCTGTTCAGAATCACCTAATAGAAAGTTAACAATGCTGTCTTCCCCCTCATCAACTTCTCCCTCTATAAGTGAAAGTGGGGTAAATAGTTGAGATATAATTGTTTCAACAACATCTTGTGGGTTAGATAAGTGAATTGGGCAGTCAAACATATTTTATTACTTATTCCTCAAAAACAGTCAAATATCTTTTGGATGAAATATAGCCCAACTCAAAAAGATCATGAATATAGTCAAAGACTTTTAGCCCAATATCTATACGATAATACCCATTTGGGATTATAATATCCTCAATATTTTCGTATGCCTTATCTATAGATCCCTGCAAAGTTTGATCCATTCCAACCGCCACAAAAACCCTAGAGTGAGTAGGAACAGAACGAATATACCCCTTGTCGTCTTTATATATTCCAGCCGGTATATGTTTATACAGATAATCAGGGTTTTTAACTCGAATAATAACATTATCCCCAGAAGTAGGGGAAGATAAGTTATCTACATTTGCACAAACTCCTGTCAGCCAATCAGGTGAAATATCTATCCGTTTCATTATTCCTTTAGTTACATCATAAAATATCTTTCCAAGCGGTGTTTTTATTGCTGGTAACATTATAGATATATGTGGATACCCAAATCTTGATGTATGCTCTAAATAATAAGGTTTTCCATCTTTATAAGAAACAATGGCGTTTATATCCACATAGCCAATTCCATAATTCTCCTTATACCACTTTTCATATTTACCAAACATAATTTCAAAAAGATTGTCCACATCACTATTATCCTTATTAAAAATAACTGTTCCCATTTCACCAGTCATTTTACCAAGCTCTCCAGGAAATAACCGTTTATGCTCAAAATTCATATTCCAAGGCATAACAAAGCCATCAGGTCCTACAAAAACTCCCATTGCTACTTCAATACCATCCACATAATCTGTTACAAGAATTTCAGTAGAATCATCAATCCCCTTTTCTTTCAGGTTTTCTAAATGAATAACCGCATCTTCATTATCAACAGAAACATAAGTTTTTATACTTGAATCCCCAATTTTATTTAGCTTGATAACAGGTCGATTGAACTCTTCTTCCTCTATATCCTTTATAGCTTCAATAATTGGTGAAGCATATTTTGAAAGATGTTTATTTGAATAGACTTTAGATTTTGGGAAATATTCATATATGCCTGCTTCCTTTGCATACCCTCTATCATTTTCAAGCCTTGTGCCTTTTTCAGATGCTCCCCAAACTAACTTGCCTTCCTCTCTTAACTTATCTGCAGCTTCCCCCCAGAAAACATCTGTGAAAATAATTACATCTACGTCATCAACATATTTTTCATAGTTTTCAACAAATTTAACTCCAGCCTCCTCAAGAAATCCCTTTCCGTAAAGAATATCAGATTGCTCCGGGGTGCTTCTTTGCCAAGAAACGTAATAATAAACTTTTTCTCCCTCTTCCGCCAATCTATAGGCTATAGATTCAGCTAATCCAGTGTCAACTATTAGGTATTTCATTTGTGGGTACACTCGTTCCTACATATAAGCCCGATACACTTTTAATATACTGGGAGTAAATTTCCGGAGCAGGAATAAAGTACGCATTCCAGTTTTTAACAACTATAGTTTTATCCTCTGAAGGGATTGGTAAAAACATCAATACTTGCCTCCCTGAAATATCTTGAACCCCAACCTGTACAAATACTGGACGGGACAATAAAAAGCTATCATCCATAATTTTATCCACCCTACCCATTACCCATAGATCACCAACTATAAATATTATAACTTCCCCTTCTTCAATTTTCTTAAACATTTTTACCTCCTATTTTTCTAAATCTGCCATTCTACCCGAAAACCTTACTCGACCACCCTTCCCCGCTCCACTAAAGGGATTATAAACTCTAGCAACTGGAGCAGGACTACGTGATGGTTGAGGGGGGGATAACATGGCTAAAGGTGAAACTTGTGATACTGTCATGTAAACTGGTCTAGCAACAAAAAAGTTAGGAGAATTTTGTGAAAAGTATGCATGTTCATCAGATTCTTTAGAAAGTTTAAATACTTTTCCAAACCAAGAGATAGCACTAACTACGGCATCAGTAATATCTTGATAACCTACAATTACTCTCGGTTTAGAGTTTCCTCTAGGAACAGCTAAAGCCCTTACCTGTTCGAGAAACTCATAAGACTCAAGCTGATTGGGAAGTCTTATACTAGAAGGTGCAGTATAAAATAAATTTTTCATTAAGTAATAATCATCTAGAACTACTGGTTTATCATCCCATTCATGCGAGATATTTTTCCACCCAGCCGTATTCCACTTATCTGATCTGATTTTTGTTATTCTTAACATTCTTGAGATTTTAACAACAATCTCAAAGAAATTATACACATCAATTGTTGTTCCCGTTTCTTTATCCGTTCTCCAAACCATAAGCGTATCTACTACAAAAGTAGGTTGGTTGTTTAATATTTCTCCGTGAGCAACACAAAGAGCAGCCATACAATCAACTTCGCCAGCGTCAACTCCCATAAAATATTCTACTGGTTTAGGAGGATAATTTAGTTTTAAAGAAAGAGGATTATACCTATACTTATACCCTCCAGTCGTAGTACGAACCCTCTCTGGTTCGGCAGATAATAATGAAGGTCTTTCTGAATCGATAAATAAATCTACAGGAGTTCTATCTAAAATATCAAACCATTTAGCCCCAGATACTGATAAAGGTAAAGCTATGTATTTTGAAACACTAGAAGCATAATCTCTACTAAAAGAAGAAGCAAGTTCAATTGGAACATCATACTCCTTATTAAACTCTCTTACATATAGTTTAAAGGTTTCTTTCGATTCAAATCTACTAGCTGGGGCTACTTCCCAAGTAGGATAGTGTGAAGTAATTGCATTAGGTATCTTACCCTCATTTATCTTTTTATATAGATTATAAGTAAAATCAACATCTGAAGTTAATCTTGGATATGAGGTTACTATCCCAAGATAGGGCAGTTCTCTTGTAGAACTAGTCAAAGTTTCAAAGATTTTATTAGCATTTGGCTGCCCCGAAGCCGAAATATGACCTGAAGCTTCATCCATAACCCAACCAATTAGTGTGAGTCCTTCAAAAGATTCATTTCTCGAAGGTACGGACATAAATTCTAAATTAATCGCATCAAACCGTATAGTTTCAGTAGTCATTCTTATCTTAGGTAATCTTGTATCAGCTACGTCTTCATTTATAATCTTATTTCCACTCTCAATAGGAAAACTACCAAAAAAAGTAGACCTGCTTATACGGGCTTTTACTCTATCAAATATTTTCTTCGACATATTCTGGTTGGTAGAAACAACTACAATTGATAATGGATCCGAAGGAGATAAGCCAAAGAAACTACTAGGGTTGGGTTTTAAAAAATGTAACAAATAAATAATATAAGTCATTAGTGCTGTGCTTACAGTTCCTTTTCCACTTCCTTTCCCCCATAAAAGGACAACAAGGTTAGGATGATTTCCTTTCTTAAAAAACTTTTCAGCACTACCTTCCCAACCAGCTTTACCTAAAGCCCTTTTACACTCTTTTTCTTGGTTAGGAGTAAACTTTACTTCTTTAATATCTTTATACAAAAAAGATAGAAAATCCCAGGGCTCTGTGTGTGGTAAGCTTATTGAGTGTCGTTCCTCGTAGCTTTCAAAAACTACCCTCCAATCTAAATCAGCCATGTCTTACCACTCCTCCCCACTTCTCCAAATTCTTTTCCCACCCATTCTTGCAATGGTAAAGCTGTTTATCACAAAACCAAAATCTACATGGATATATTTGTAATCATACTTTTCTCCACCAATTCTTGCTAGTTTACAGTTACTTCTCACAAAATCCTTAAGTATTTTATTATTATTATCCTTTAGTGATATATCCATTGCTAACCCGAAATTATGTGGGCTTACATTCTGTTTATATTCAAGTTTCTTTTGACAAGCAGAGCATCTATAAAGCTCTACACAAAATAAATCTGGAAAATTATCTAAAGCAGTTTTATAAATCTCTAACATAACTAAGAAAGCATTCTGTTCTCTGTCATTTAATTTAGAAATATCCAACTCTTCTTTACAGTAATTACATTTAAACCTACTTAGTGGTAGTCCTTTTAAAAATATATTTCTATTAAGATTATCTTCTAACTCAGGATAAAAAGAGAGTAGAAAATTCTTTATGTTACTCAATATCGTTAGTTTTCTCTACCTTTGGAAGGTCCAAATAAAATTGTTCCTTTGACACTTCTTCGAAATCCAGATCCTTCAAGACTTCTACAAATTTATCATAATTTTCACCACTAATTTCGTATGAAGTAAGCATGACAAAAGCCAACTTTTCTAAAATGAAAAAGGTAGAATCTGGAAAGAATACGCTCTCACCAATAACAAAAGCAGTTTTATCATTAGCAAAACCAGCAGCTTCTTTTGGTAGTTCCTTGCAAAAAAGAGTACCTTTTAAATTATCATCCATTAGATAGATACAAAAGTATGATTTTACTTGATCCATGTCTCCTCCCTCTAACTATCTGATACGTCTGGATATTTTAACATAAGGGTATCCTTATGCTTACTCCTTATATCAAAGATATAAATATTCTGGTAGGGTATTTCTAATGATCCGTAATATGGATGTGATACTTTATACCCCGTAAGCGTCTTCTCTATCTTTAGTTCTTTATCTTTTATTTCATCCAGCCCTAAAACTTTTGTTCCATATAGTCTGTCATTAACTATAAGATAAGGACCTAATTTATTATGCATCAATAACCCAAAAGGAATATTAGTAGGGGTCTCTTGGTGTGGGTATAGATATCCATTAAATTCTTCCCAAACTAAATGGTATTTATTTTTCTCCAAAACAACAACCTTCCTTCCGTCAGGGTATTTCTTAAAATATATATTCTGTTTAGGAAAAGATATTTTGTGGTAAAGCAGCGAAGAAGAAGCAGGAGTAACTGAAAAATTACCTTTAACAAGATGAACCAATATCTCGCCCCAAACAAACTGGGCAACGAAACTTTGTGGAAGAAACTTTAGAAAAGCATCCTCCCCAGTTAATTCTTGTAAAGATAATGCTTGTGCTTTTAACCAGGTGTAATATAAAGGTAACCCTCTTTTTAATGGATCGTCTACTTTATCAAGTTTAATCGGGTGTAACAAAGAAAAGATATACCCATACTGACTATGAATACTTTTGTGGATTATTATTTCGTCATCAATAGTTATATCTACTTTTTCCTTAAGTACTTTAGGATCATTTACAACCAGCGCTTGTCTATACTGTTTCGTTCCATCTGAATATTCAACCGCTCCAGTATTGTAGTAAACTAAATCATCTTCTATTTTTTCTATCTCTCCTGGCGGGTAAATCCATTCTCCTGAAAATCTACCCCTACCAAGCAGTATAGCTTTTTTTGGATTAGCTTCAAATGAAACAACATAGTAGCTTGTTCTTTCATTCTCGAAGATAAACTTCTTATGTACTTTCATAAAATCCTCCTATTTTTAGTTAAAATAAATAATCTAACTCTCCATTCATAAACTTTATTACCCTATCGGGTTTGTTTAATGTTTTTCCGCTTTCTATCCAAGCAGTTATAACTTTCTTTGCTTGGTCTTTACTTAAATATACCCTTTTCTTTCCCTTTCCAGGTAAAAGATTATCTGGAAGTACCTTTTTATCAATTAGAAGATTTATAAAGTCCCTGATAACATGGTAATTAGCGTCTAACACCCAACAAAGATCCCATAGAGTATATCTAATTTCTCTTTTCATATTTTATTCTCCTTTAGTTATTTTTATCTTGTCCAACAGCCCCTCCATCCCTAAATAGATAAGTGCCACCGCAAGCCAAATCACACTATCTATTTTACCAAAATACAATAAAGCGGTAGCAATAACAAATACCAAGAATTTACGTGATAGAAATTTTTTCATCATCAGACATCCTCTTATACTAACTCTAATTCCGCAATTCTAATTCCGGAATAAAGATATACGGACTTACAAATACGAAATCCGTGACATCATAAAGCCCCATGCTATGGATAACAACCTTAAGTGGGTCGCAAGTAGCTAAGCTGTGGAATTCTATTCTGCAGGCGGGGGTTTGGGCTGTTTTATTAGATGGGAATTGCGTAATTAAAGAAGGTAGCTGTGTACGGAGATTAAGTGGAGTGGTAAAGTTCAAAGCGTTATAAAGAAAACCTGCCCCACATCTTACTCTTGTGAAGTCGCCTGGTTCTGTTGCCAACGTTATTTGTGAATAATAAGTGAGGTTTTGCCCCTCAGTGACGGTATAGTCAACTACAACCACGTATTTATGGTTAGCTAAATAAGTAAAATTATCCGCTGAATTTATTGTGAGATTAACCCCATCAGTCCCTGCCACTTTAGTAAATGTTATTTCCATACCGTCATCCACTTGTGCCAAGCTGTAAGTCAGTGTATATTCTGTGTCTTTTTCTGTAAATACCCAACCAGTAGGTACACCACCACTCCAAGTCTTAAAATCATAATTAGCATTAAGGGGTGGTATCTTCTTGTCTTTTATAAGTTGCAATAACTCTGTCATATCTCTTGGTCTTTCTATGTCAACGTATGGTTGAAATTTTCCTTTCATTTATCACCTCCTATTGTGCTATCTGTCTTGCTATTTTAACTTCAATATCAGTAGCTTTATTTACTGTTATTTTTAATCTACCCCAAATAGCACTATAGGGATTTAACGGAAGCACCACCCACTCAGCATTAGCCACCAGTCCAGTTGCTAATACTATAGCCCCAGTAGCATTTTTAGCACACCATTCTTCACCATAGAAAAAAGGACTATATTCTATGTTTACATTAAGTGTAGCGTCGTTACTTGCTTTAATATAAACAGCAAAGTACTCATACCCTGAAACCAGGAATTTTCCCGTGTATTTAGGGGTTGTATCCAAAAATTTAAGAGTATAGGTGTCTACATGAGTCGACACTTCAAGATTGCCTTTTTCTGTCATATTTACCTCCCAAATTGTTTTAAAAACTTTTCGTATCTGGTCATAACCGAGCGTACATATTGCTCGTTGTTCTGACCATTATAAGCACCCATCAGCCTTTCTAAATTTTTTATCTTTCTCTTGTTTTCCAAATAATCTAAGTGCTTTATACCATAGGTCAAATTCTCAAATGGACTGAACAGTTTAGTAAGCCAGCCTGTCATTCCGTACACCCTCGCATTGAATCCCATTATTTGCATTAAACCAAACGAGCATTTCTGTAGAAATACCTCAGTATCATAAGAACAATTTTTAGGTTTATGTTTCTTAGGGTCTTGTATATATTTGCTTGAAAGTTTAGGCTCATATCTTATAGCATAAGGCTCAAATGAACTTTCTTGTTCTATAATAGCAAGCACCAGCGGTAGATTGACTATCTCGAATTTATAGTCTTCAAATATTTTCTTTATATATGAAATAAGTTCTTCTATTTCAATCATTCTACTTACCTCCTATGCTATTAAAAATGGAGGTGGTGGGAATCGAACCCACGTCCGAATATAAAAAACTATTAGATACTACGAGCCTATCCTGCTTGATGTTTCTTTGTTTAGCTAACAGCAGGCGATCAGCTAAACAAATACTCTCAATCGGTTTCAGTTCTCTTTTCGAGAGTAAAAGAGAACCAGCCCCCTTTCTATTACATTTCGCTTCCAAGAAAGAGGGAACTTGGAAGGAAACGTACTGCCATATTAAGCAGTATAAGCGTAATTGTAGTTGTCGCTTGTTTTTTTGTGGATTTTTTGACGGGGTACCCACCCCCCGGCTCGCATCTAATAGCTTTTTATTATCCGTCGACATCCTTTCACCCCCTATAAAACCATTTCTTTTTTTCTTGTACTAGGAACGGAATTTACCAAAGAAATAATTTGCTTTTTAGTATTATCTAGTGTTACATAAAAAGGTTTAATAACCTGAGGTCTAAACTGAGCTTTCTCTGCATACTTTGGATAAGCAAGAAAAGAAGGTAAAGAAACATATGTTACCTCTTTCCAAAGTACTCTCTTTGTATGGTTATTATACTGTCTAGTCATAGCTTGATATATAATAAATTTATGAGAATGCCCCCAAACATACATATCACAACCTTCTACAATAAGCTGAGATAATTCAAGATTGTTCAAAACACTACCCGGTCTTCTACCCCCACCCATACCATGAGTAATATAAAAAACATAGGAGTATGATCTAGACGGATGATCACTTGCAGGTATAACTATATCCACTAAGCCTGAGACGGAAGAATATGGAACATTAAAAGAGTTAGAAATCAATTGAAGTAAATCAACACCAACCCTTCTTCTTATTCTATCTTCGTGGTTTCCGCTTACAACTAATAATATCTTGGACGAAATTGGTTGGAGTAAATTAATTAATTTCTCTATTGAAGCCTGTACGTTCATTTTAACACTATATGCATCCGCAATACTATCGAATAAAGCAACATCAAGTAAATCCCCATTTAGTATAGCAAGTGAATCTTCTTCCTTACTAATACAGTCTATTGTATCTTGAAACAACCTTTCATCAACAAATAGTGACTGCAAATGCAAGTCTGCTAAAAACCAAAGTTTTATGGGTCTACTTTCTTTGGCTTTATACAACACCTGTTGCATTGTTTCCAATTTATCCAGCCTCCTTAATAAAATTTAGGACTTCTATCCCGTTTTTCTCCAAAAAAACTTTATTTTTTAAAATAAAATCAACTCTTTCATTAAAGGGGATAATAAAGTTGTTTATATTTCCCCTTAAATCATTAGGATCTTTTTCATAGGGCAGCATTCCTATAAAAACTTCATTAAAATGACCTTTCAATTTATTAGCTATTTTTATTTCATTAGAAATAGCATCTCCATCTAAAACTATATAAATTTTTTCAAAACCATAATCCAATAATTCTTCTGTTTGAAGATCAGTTAACTCTTTTCCTAATAAAGAAAAAACATTTTTTATTCCAGAGAGATATAAAGAAAGAGCATCAAAAATGCCTTCCACAAGATAAGCTTCTTTCTTTTCTATGGCTGAAAATATATCCAATTTAAAAAGAGGTTTTGAAAATTTAGGGTTTAGAAATACCTTACTAAATATCTTACGTAAAGTATAATAATCAATTTCCCCCCAAATATTATAAGAGAAAAAGATAATCCAAATAGATTTATTAGTTTTATTTTCCAAAATTCGATACAACTTTTTAGGTATATCAGTAGAAGTAGAAGTATTTTCAAACAATCTCTGTTTCAAATATAGTTCCCCTATTAGACTAGAATCCGTTGCTTGAAAATCTGTAAGACTATTAAGCACATCATAAACAGTCTCAAATACATTTCTGATATTTACCTCTTTCTTTTCTAAAGGAAGTTTACTATAAGTATCAAGCATAATTCCAATTAAATCATTAGGAAGGGAAGAAAAACTGCCCCTTGCCCCACATCTGAAACAATAATAAACTTCTTTTCGACTGTTCATATAAAGATGAAACTTTGTATCTGGAGTTTTTCCTCTTTTTACACAAAAGGGACAATTTACTCTTATTTCTTCTGTGTTAGTTAATTTATAGTCTACAGATCCCATTTACCACCTTGCGCCTTTTTTACTCCAAGGAACTATTACACGTTTTGGTACATAACCAAGAGAATTTAACTCTTTTAGAGGAGTTAAATAGGTCATATCTATATGAATCCATTTTAAATTGTACTCATAGTGCCCAATTCTCATTTCCGAATAGTTCTTTTGGAGAAAGATTAGTAAATCCTTATTCAGTCTAGCATTACCCCTTGTTATATCAGCCGCTACTCCCATTGAGTGCGGCGAGAACGAAACTGCGTGGGGGTTTTTATTATGAAGTGAATTTTGATAATTGGAACACCTGTACATAGAGTTCATTTTTAAATTTCTAAAGTTATCTTTTAGGTTATCTATAACGTTCAAAAATTCCCTTATTGCTTTATACCATTGATTAGATACTTGTTCTGGATACTCCTGTAAAGGTGGAAAGCCAGAACAATGAGAGCAAGCATATTCAGACTTTGTAACATTCTTAGACACATTTGTATCAATTAAGTGTTCTTCTCCTAAGTATTCAAGGAAGCTCTTGCCCATTTTTACCCTCCTTTTAATCTAATTTATCTGTTAAATTGAACCTTTCTAAAAAACTCTCAATTGTCACAGGTACCACTTGTTTTAATAATCTAACAATTGCTTTTGCAAGTTCTCTCATTTCCCATTGTGCATGTGAATCCAGTCTCTGACGAAGAAAATTCATTAAACTCCTCATATTTATAGTCCAATAAAAAGAAGTACGAAGACCAAAAGGTAGTATAGTTCTTGCGGCTTCTTTCCGTAATCCAGCGCTAATAAGATTCTCATAAAGCTCAAATGATTTCTTAATATGATCCAAAATCTCATTGAGAAGTACTTCTTTATCTTGTGATAATTCTGATTCCTTTAAACCTAAAAACTCAGGGGGGATATGAACTATTTTATTTAGAGAATCAGCGGTAGTTTCTGATAAAAGATTACTATTGGGTCCTGTAAATCTGAACGATCTCTTGAGAGGGCTAGCCATCCTATGCCTTAAAACCTGTTCTGCAATATATATAGGTATATCTTCTATTTTAAATCTAAAAACTTGGTGTTCAAACGGTGTTTCATGCCCCCACTCCAAAAGATTTTTAATGAGCCTTTCATCATCTGTCTCTGGTCCTTCTGATAAACGAGAAATTCTAGCCACACGAGCGGGAGTAAGATCGTCTCCTAACATTTCCTCTAATATTACGCACCCCCCACCCTTAATTTGTTCTACCTTGGGGCTATTTATATAGTATGCTTTAGTTTCTGAAAAATAATTATTTTCCATGTTTAATCCCCATTGCATTTATTTGAATATCCACAATTTTGGCAAGGATGCTCACAGTCAAAAACGTAAGGTCTCATCTTTGTTATATGAACTGCACCACAGATAGGGCAACGAGTAAGAACAGCATCATTAGGAAGATTATCTATTTTGGATTCTCCATAAAGATTAATATAAATTTCACCTTTTCCAGTAGGTTCCTTCTTAGGGATTGCTTGTGGCTTCAGAGAAAACATAGCTTTTTTAAAATTTTCCTCAAGTTGCTCTACATTTACGCCCTCAATAAACCAATCAAGAGCAAGCCCCCAAAGACCTATTGTAGAATCTACTTTCTCCCCTAAAATATAATAATTTACTCCAGAATCATATTCTCTAAACTTTTTAGCCATTCTTCTTGCAAACTTTACAGCTAGCTCTGCTGGAAGCATCCGCAGAATTTCGGATAATGTATGATTTAGAGCAACTGCAAACTCATAACATCTAATATTTCTTGATCCTAAGAAAATTTCTCTAGGCACTGTACCCTCACCAAAAATCATTAAATAAATTGTTTCACTATCTGGTTTAAATCTATATCTCTTGCCTTCCATACAAGATTTCTTTATAGGCTGGATATGAACACTATATGTTTCCTCAGGAGCACCAAGAGAAACAGTCTTTTCCTTTTTATGTTCCATTTTCTTAATAACGGGTATTCTACTTCCTTCTCTGTAAACAGTAATTCCCTTTAAACCTTTTTCCCAAGCATTATAGAAAACATCCCAGATGTCTTGTGTAGTAGACGATTGTGGGAGATTCACTGTAGAACTAATAGCATTATCTATATATTTTTGAAGAATAGATTGTGCTTCTATCCTAGTCTGAGGTGTTATTTGGTCAAATGTTTGAAAAAAGGGAAAGCTTTCGGGCTTAAGTCCCTTTTCCATGTATTCTGCGTAAACGGGAATATAAAACTCAAAGGTCCTTCCAGCAGTTTCAAACCATCTTTGTACTTTAAAACCAAAAATAGGCTCAATACCAGAAGACGCCCCAGCCATAATAGAAATAGACCCTGTTGGTGCAATTGTCAGTAAAGCCGAATTGGCAAGCCCTGTCTTCTCAATACTATTGAATAATGCATCAAAGTCCTTATCATCCTTTCTCAATCTTTCAAAGTAAGGCTGGCTAAAATGTTTTACAGGATCAAATTCTGGGAATACACCAAAAATATCTACCATTTCAGAGGAAGCTTTATACGCATAAAAAGCCATATTTTTCCCAATCTTTGTAGTTAAATCATAATCACCATACAACCTTTTAGCTCGAATATAAGCATCTGCTAGACCCATAATTCCAAGACCTACTCTTCTTGTTCTCTGTGCTGATTCCTTTTGTTTTTCTAGCGGGTGGTTGTCTAAGTTATACCAAATTATAGTGTTCATAAACAAAACAGCGGCATAAATAAGTTTTCTTAATTCTTCTACGTTTAAAGAAGAATCAACAAAAAGAGAAGAATGCCCAATATTAATTGCACCAAGATTACAATTTCCATAAGGCTCAAGCCACTGTTCCCCACACGGATTTGTGTTTACAATAGGAGCAAAATACTCTGTTGTGGAATATTTTTTAGCAGTACTTTCAAATAAAATTCCAGGTTCAGCCCAATTCCAAGCATTATCTACAATAACTTTAAAAACTTCTCTAGCTGGTTGTTTAGAAATAACTTCATCTTTCCATTTGAATTCCCACATTTCATCTTCTTTAACTGCTTCCATAAACTCGTCTACAATTTTAACAGAAATATTAGCAAAACGGACTTGGGACATTACTAGAACTTTTTCGGCAACCTCTAGTTGTTCTTGAGACCAACCATAAGCAGAAGCCTGTTGAATAAGTTTCTTATTAGCTTGAGAAAGAATAGACTTAGAAGTAACAAACTTTAAAATATCTGGATGGGTAACCCCCATTGCAAGAAGCAAAGCTCCCCTTCTTCCAGATTGACCTATAGTTCCCGTTAAAACAGAATATAGTTCAGAAAAACTCCAGGCACCTGTAGAGGTCTTAGCTGCATTATGTACAGATGATCCTTCGTATCGTAAACTCGAAATATCAAATCCAACTCCCCCACCTCTCTTAAAAGTCTCAGCCGTTTCTAAAGCTGTCTCTAATATACCTTCAATTGAATCTTCTGGAGAAGGAAGAACATAACAATTTGTAAGGGTAACTTTATTAGGATTCCCTGCACCAAATAAAACTCTACCCCCTGGTAAAAATAATCCATCTGACATCATAGAATAAAATAAATCACCAGGGGGAATTTCCCCAAAAAGTTGACGATATTTTTGTAAAGCTTTTTCATTCTGAGAGAGAAATTCTTTATCAAGGAAATTACCCACACTATATGCTACTCTGCGAATTACATCATCCCATGATTCTTCATCTGCCAAGAAATATTTCTCTGAAGCTACCAAGTCTCTAAACTCTATAAAATCTTGATTCATATTTACCCCCCTGCTTGCTCCTTATTTTCTCTTTCCATTTCTTCTTCTAATAGATCTAAATAATGTTTGTTCCCCTCAAAATGCGCATTTATATACGAAACAACAAAAGAGGGGAAACTTGATAAATAAACGCCATATTCATTTTTTAAAATTGACACAAAGTCATTAAAATCTTTACTTTCATAAAATAACCTAGTAGGCAAAACTGATAAGATTGCCTTACAAATATCTAATTGTAGTTTTATCTTACTCATCTCATCTGGTATTATATGCCCCTCCTTTATTCTGTTTTATATACCCCAAATTCTGATTCCGAAAGCTCCACAGCCTTAAGTTCTAATAGTTCGAAAACTTTATAAACAACTCTTATATCCTGTGGAGAGAAGTTCTTGTCACTTACTATAGTTTGAGAAGTAATAAATAATATTTTTTTAAAGAATTTTATAAAACTATCTCTCCTTATTTCAGCTTCATTGAGAAGTTTTAAAAGCATATTACGATAGTTTACAAGAGACTGATGGATTCTTACTGCGTCGTCCTCCTCTTCAACATCAAGTAGCTTTTTTTCCAAAAGTTGAATATTCTCTTGTGTAGATATAATTAATTTATAAATTTCAAATGTTTTATCAAAAATAATTAAATCAAAAGGAATAGTAAAGTGTCTCCGTTCTTGAGTATTTTCTAATAAAGTTTGCTCTTCACTCATCTATTACTTCACCTTCTTCTTCTTCTTCTATATAAGTCTCTTTATATCCCTTTGGAGTATCCTCAGAATTAATATACAATGGAACAGCAGTTACAGATATCCTTTTAGCAATCGGAGCACCACGAGCAGATAACTTTGTTATTGTTATTGAGTTATCCGTATTTATATAAAAGCCAAAATCCTTATAAGTCACATAAACTGTAACATCTTTCTTTGCGGGGTTTTTCCACACTTTTACATTATCTGGTTTACCAATATATTTGCACAACTCATCGTATACAGGTTTCTTATTTTCTGGGATATCAAATTCATCAAATGGAATATCTTTAGATTTCTTTGTAGTCTTTATTTCCCTCTTCCACCCGCCATAGAAATTATTTTGCACATATTTTATATGTGATAAGAGCAAAGATTTCTGCTTGTATTCTTCTTCATCTCTTGGAACTAGACTATTAATTAACCTATAGGCAATTAGCCAACTAACTATTCCATCACTAACCCCAACACAAAGACTAGGAAGCGAACACTCTTTACATTCAGGGTCGCCACTATCATATAAGAAACCAAAACAAGTTAATGGCTGTATCTCTTTAGAATCTAATTCTTGATCTTCCTTTTCTTCTTTCATTTTCCCTCCTATAAAAGTAGATAAATTTTACTACTTATTAGATTTTTTTAAGTTTCTTCTGTTTTAGAGGGTAGAAGTTCAAAAAATTCAATTAAAAAGAGTATATCTGCAGACATATCAACCCCTTCCTCATAGTCTGAAAGTAACCAAGAAATATTATCAAAAGAAAGTATCTTAGAAACAACTGACTTGTCTGCTATTTTCCTTGCGGTATCTTTATCTAGCCCATAAATAAAAACAGAGTTGGGATAAATATTTGTAAAAGAATTGGTAGAAACTTCAAAGGTAGCACCAAAAGCCTCAATATAAGAATTCTTAGGAAGTTTCGATTTGACGTCAAAATTACTACCTTCTTTTATAAATAACAAAGAAGCAACATTCCCACAAATTCCTTTAAACATTTCAATGAATGATTCACTAGCCTTTTCAAATACACTTCCTTCAAGTTTGGAGTTACATAATTTTTCTACTACTTTTTCCTGTGGGGGGAAAATCGGTAAAAAATAATACCCAAACGCTCTCTCTTCATGGTATTTCGGAACCCAACTTCTCTTTGGTGCAAATACATAAGTGGGACCAAGAAAAGTCCCATGCATTATTGGTACTCCAAATGTATACATATTACCCTCCCTTGTTACGCTGTTGGTTTATCTGATGATTGAGATGTATTCATTTGAGATAACATCTCAATCATAGAATTACTCACATTTTGTACAGCCCTTTCTATAATTATTGTGGATAGTTCAACTAAAGAAGCATAAGCAAATCCCATTATACCTAAGTCTCTGTAAGCTATTACAAGTCTTTTAACAAATGGATATTTTATATAAAATAAATAATCATGTTCTTTCTTTTCCGAAAACAGAATCTCCTTAAATTCATCTAAGTAAACGTATTTAAATTCCTCAGGTTTTATAACCCATTCAGGGTCTTTAATAAGATCTTCATCCTTTGCTTCATCATACTCAAGCATTCCTGTACCATAAGCAACTGCCCTATAACCTATTGTTTCATAGATTAATTCCATTCTATAAAGAATCCTAGAGGGGAGAAGAAACCCTTCAGCTAGAGTGAGAGCAGAAAAAAGTTCTTCCCGAAAAGGTAAATCTTCCCCCTTTAAATATTTATCAATTACTTTTTCAAAGGGAAATTCTGCTGGATTGATCTCAAGAAGATCAGTAACCGATTTTTGAAAATTTATACTTCCATTCTCTACAGGAAGTGGGACTACTCCTGCTTTTGTTATTCCATACATGTTAACCTCCTTCTTTGTTTAAACACCTATATAAGCTCAAATAATAGCTTTCTCTACTAGTGCCCCCACTATATTTTATAAGAGCAGTATAAAAGTCTCCATTTGATTCCTCTAGATACTCTAAAAAGATGTTTATACCTAATTCTAAATTATAAATTGGATTATACAAACTTTCAATATTTCTACCCCAATATTTTGGATTTATTTGTAATAATCCTATACATTCTTTATCAGAAACAATATGTGGAATCCAGGAAGATTCCTGAAAAGCAAAAGTTAAGATAAATTCAATTGGGACATTATATATTTCAGATAATTCAATTGTAGCATAGGCATAAACATCTGCTTCAAAATCTGTTAGTTCAGGGTTAATGTCTAATATAATTTGTTTTACCTCCCACTGTATTGTAAATTTATCGTAGTCAGCTTTTGCTATATCTTCTTCTTGTATATTACTTCCTTTAAGCATGGTATAATTAACATAACCTATTCCACACCCAACTCCTACAAGAAAAAAGAAAAGAGAACACAATATTTTAACCATATATTTTTTTAACTTCATAGATTAACTCCTTCTACCTCTACCATTGGTAGAGGCATAGTATCAAAGTAAGATATATCTTTATAGAAGAAAAGATTTATATTTGCTTTTCTTCCATGTCGATTCTTTAAAACTCTAAGAGAGTACTCACTTGCTAATGTTAAACCTAAATACGATGTATCAACAGCAGCCCTTGAATCGTCTTCTGTTTTAGCAATCAACGCTAAAACTAAGTCAGCACCAAAGGCTTTCTCTGAGCTACCATAAATAGCACTTAAGTCTGCATCTAAATTATACATCTCTTTTTTTCCTATTTCAGTAGCAGTCCAGATAACAATATCATGTTCCTTTGCGTAACCCGGTAAATAATGAAATATATCTGCTGCTTCTTCCCAAACACTTGTTCGTCTGGATAGGGGAGCAAACATATCAGCGAAATCTATTATTACTATATCTGGGGTGAAATTGTATTTTAATTGAAAAGTAGTTAAAATACCAGGTAAACGAGTAACTGGTATTGATTTTGAAGGATAGTAAATAATTTTCATCTCCCCACCGGATTTTTTTATTAGATCTTTCATTTTTTTAACTTGAACCTCATATCTAGGAATCTCCAATTTATTTCTTAAAAGATTTATTGATATTTTTGTAAGATTGGCATCACATCTTAGTACAATATCTGATTGAGGCATTTCCAAAGATATATAAAGTACTTTTTTACCTTCCTTTATAGCATTAATCGCAATAGTAATTAAAAAAGAAGATTTTCCTATTCCCGAACCAGCTGCAACCACACCAAACCATCCTTTCCTCATTCCATGATCTATTAAGCTATCAAGGTCGGATATCCCAGTTTTAATTATTCTAGACGGGTCTTCATCTCTATGATAAATAAAATAACTGTCTAAATAGTCAACTATCTCTGAATCGGTAGATGGTAGGTATAATAAATTTCTACCATACTCCCATACTTCCGCTGGGTCTACATTGGGGTCATCAAAAGATTGTAGTACTCTTTCAACCAACTTTCTTAGTCTATGTCTTTTAATTTCTCTTACAACTTCATCATAAAGCCACTGCTCTTCAGTCGGGTTATAATCATTAACTATATCTATAAATAGCTGAGAGTTATTAGGAAAGGTATCAAGAATAAGACTCGAACTTGGTAATTTCCCATATTTATCAAAATATGATTTTGTAAATAATATAATTGGCTTTACAACTGGTGTAGTTACAACTTCAGTAACACCAAAAGCTAAAAGATTTGACACTACTTGACTTCTTTCACAAAGTAATGCACCAAGTAGTCTTCTCTCTACTGATTCTTTCATAGGTTCTCCATATACTCGTTTAAAACCTCTAGTTCGGTCTTGATTATCCTAGATAAATCTGGGTGTTTATCTAATATCCGATTAAAGGCTTCTTTAAGACTTTGCAATCTATTTTTCTTTTGTCTGAGAGGTCTTAAAAAAGTAACAATTTCCTGGTCTATAAGTTTTACTCTACTCATTTTTAAATATACAGGATCTACAATAAGCCAATACTGAACTGGATCTAATAGAAACGGCATTTTCTTTAAAACTTCTTGATAGGTTATTTTTCTGTCAATAATATCCTCAATGTGTGGCTCAATATAAAATCTATAAACTGAATCTAAAATTTCCTCATAACCTCCTTCTAAATTAACTTTAAAACCACTAACTTTTTCAAGATCCTTTGCTACTTTTAAAATTTTCTGAAAATAATCTTCATTATAAAGCCAATATAATTCAAACTTAGGGGAAAGAACAAGGGCGTTTATTATTAATTTTAAATCCTCAAAGCTCTTTCCTCTACTTAATAAATTATAAAAGATATCTCTTGCTTTTCTACCCTGTATAGAAGTATTTATCTCAACTTTATCTAAAATACTATTATAGAGCTTCCAAAGTTCTGTTGCTTTTTCTGATAAATCTTCCATTTATACCCCCTACTTATTTCTTTTTAACAATAGATACCTTATTATTTGACAAAAATCTAACAAAACTAGCTGCATCTTTTAGTGCTGCAGAAACATCCATCTTTCTTTTTAAAATACTTAATACTCTTTCTTCTATAGTATTTACAGCAACAAAATCAACAATAGTAACAACTCCCTTCTTTGCAGGATGAAGTAAACGAGATATGGCTTGGTCTCTATTTATCAGAGAAAAATCTCTAGAATAAAAAATAGCAAGCCTTGCTGTAGAGAGGTCTACCCCTAAACCAAGCACAGAAGGCTTACTAATTAAAATTCTTGTTTTCTTTGTCCTAAATGCATTAAGAAGACTTTCTCTCTTTTGTAGAGCTACTCTACCATCTATAACGATTGGTCTATATTTTTTAAGTATATAAGCAATTTTATCTACTTCATAATCAAAAGTGGCCCAAATAACTATCTGAGTTTGATTTATATAGGTATCAACAATATCTCGTAATAAATCTTCTTTAAATGGAGAGCCTACAACTATATCGTCAGAGTCGGGCACTTTAAGAAAACCAGAACAAATTTCCATAAGCTTTAATGATTCAACTAAAGCGTTAGATACGCTTAGTTTACCATCTAAAATGTTAGTAGAAATTCTATTAACAATCTCATCATAGTAATCTCTTTGTTGTTTAGTAATATCATAGTGGTGAACAACTTGTTGAACTTCTAATCGTGGAAAAACATCTTCTTGCTTTACAGAAACACTATATTTTGAAAATTTATTTAAAATATCTTTCTCTGATCCTCTCTTAGGTTTCCAAAAAAAGTTATTCACTTTATACATATACCTTTCTCTAAACATTTTTAAAGTAGTCCCAAGTAAATGTTGTATCCTCACAAAACGACCTTGAGAATATAAATCTTCTAATGAATTTGCGTAGGGCGTCCCAGAAAGTAATAATGTCCTTCTGGCTTTTTCTGATATACTAAAGTAAATTCTATGTGCTTTTGTAGAAGCATCTTTTACTTTATGGCTTTCGTCAAGAATCATAAGAAAAGGAGAAAGCTTTGGCATAGCGTTTAAAAACTCTTCCCATCTATTCGATCTCCAGAATTCATAATTAAAAATTATAATATTTAACTTGTCTTCATTTAATTTTTCTTCCAAGTTTTCTACATGATTTTCACGTATATTAAAAAAGTTATTAGGATAAATAAGATTAGTTTCAGCCTCAAGTTTCCAACCCTCTAGTGCAGAGAGAGGAGCAACTACTACTACGTTTTTTATAAGTTTCTTTTCATGTAAAATTGAGGCATAAACAAGCGAAGTAATTGTTTTACCGCATCTCATTTCAAAAAAGAAACCATGCCCAAGTTGGTAGAGCGCTCTTTCAATTGCTATAGTTTGATGAGGATAAAGTTTAATTTTTGTATATTTACTATAATCTATATCTGTTTTCCACACATAATCTAAATAAGAAAGACAATCTTCGTAAATCTCCATTAAAGTATACGGAAGGGAAGAAAGGATTTTATCAGATATATCTAATTGAGCAGAAGGGTATGCAAGAATAAGTCTCTTTAATACACTCGCAGTCAAGTTCAGATAAAAATTGCCTTTAATTGTGTAAATTCCCCCCTCATTTTCTTTCGGAAATACAATATAAAAAACTGGGTATTCATTAAGTGGGATTATAACGTGTGTGTTTACAAAGGAAGAAATGCTTTCAGGATAAGTTATAGTAAACTGCCCCCTATCACCAACCTTTTCAACCTTTATAGTCAGAGCATCTCCTTTCATATCTCCTCCTGCTAGTAATTTAATTATACTCTAAATTATATGGTCTGTCAAGCGGGTTCAATAGTTCCATAGTTATTTTCAATCAAAAAGGCTTCTACAAGTGCAATCGAATCGGCGAAATGTTCTATCTTAGACTTAGGTAAAGAAACTCTTTTTATTAAACCTGCATATCTTTTTTGAACCCCCTCCTTGGATTTACCTTTCTCAATAGATAGAATCTTATTTACTCTATATTTAGAAATTAAAATATATCCCACAGAAGGTGGCAAAACTGATAAAAAGACAGCAAGCGAACCAAAAAGATATGCTTGAGTTTTCCGTGAAATAGTATTTCTAAAATCAACATCTTCAAACACAACAAAGTCCGCCTTGTATTTTTTTATTATTTTTACAAAATCATTTCGCAAACTATTATATCGAGTAGCTAAATCCTCTTTCTCACTTGCAGAAAAGACACCACCTTTAACAAAACAAAATGTTGAATTTTCTTTTTTGGTAAATACTGACCACCCAACATTAACTATAGCTGGGTCGATTCCAACAATACAAAATTTATTATCAGTTTGAAAGTCTTGAGACACCTGTCTTTTCCTTTATTATAGTCCACCTATAATCATACTCTATAGGAATATCTCCTCGGTGGGAAATTATACTAATAAGTATAGGATTAGTTTGTAAGAAATGCTCAATAACAAGATTAGTAGCCTCTAAACCAACCTGGTCTAAATGATCAAAAATTTCATCAATAACTAAAACGGGAAACGGGCAAGGTATAACTTGACGAAGTGCAAACATAAGTGCTATTTCTACTCTTCGCCTTTCCCCAGAACTTAATGATTTATAGTCTACAGAATAGTTTATTTTCCCTCGGTTATCTATGACTGTTGTTACTTCACCAAAACCCATAAGTTCAGTATACAATGACATATATTCTCCAACAGCTTCAATAACGTGATCAATCACACGAGAAATAAGTCCTGTTGGTGAAAAAACTTTTTCCCAAAGTTTTAATTCCTCTACCTTACTTTCCTCTTGTTTTAATACATTTATTAAAGAGTTAATTTTATCAGAAAGTTCGGCATGCCTTTTAGTTTCGTTTGAAATAGACGCTAACTTTTTATATATTTCAATTAACTCGGAAAACTCTGATTTGATGCCCTGGTATCCGGATAATTCACTTTGTATTTTATATATTTCTTCTGTTAAAAGCTTTATTTCCTCACTATAATTTTTACTTTCTTCTTCCAAAGATTTTTTCACATTATCTTTATGTGAATCAGGAATATCTTGCAAGCATACTGGGCAAGAGGTTAATACTGAAAGGTTATGTGTCTTAGTATTTATTTCTCGTATCTTACTTTCAAGCTCCCTTCTTCTGTATTCCTTCACAGCAAGCTGTTGCATAGATTGACTTATTTGAGTTTCTATGACAGATAAATATTTATCAAAATCAGTTGGTTGAATATCCTCTTTTAATAAATCCTTCATAAAAGAAAGTTTATCATTAAAACTTTTATACATTTCATTGTACGGTTCTAAAATCCTATTTATTTCGTTTAAAGCAGACTGGGTAGAAAAGTAATCAAGCTTTGTCTTATTATATAGTTCTTCTGCTGATCTTTTATCTGCTTTTACTTTCTCAGTTAGAGCGGTTAGGGATTCAAGCCCTAAAGACTCAACAAAAAGCTTTTTTCTATCTGTGTCATCAAATTCTATAAACCATTTAGTTAGAGTGTAAGGGTTTAAATAAATTAAGGTTTGGAATAACTTATAAGAAAACCCAACTACAAAGGTTTCAATATATGACTGAATATTTGTTTTTAAATCCTTCTGCTGAACCCCATTCTCTTCCAAATATAAACTTGATTTTGTTCTGTTTATTAGATAAACATTGTTTCCTTTTTCAACTATAATTGAAACATTAGCATTGGCATCCGTGGACCCTCGCAAAGTTTTTCCATAAATAGCCCAATAAATAGCCTCAAATAAAGCTGTTTTACCAGAACCGTTTGAGCCATTAGTTATTTTATTAATCCCATCAACCAAAATAGTCCCAGTCTCAGGAAGTTGGTAAGTAACATTTTCTAAAGATAAGAACTTTTTTATATTAACTTCCCTTATTTTCATTTATTATCTCCCTTATTGATGGACCATAAACTTGCTCTAACAAGCTTACTCCATAGTCTAAATTGCTAATGTTATATTCTTTGGATAATTCCAGCATTGAATTTACCGTCAATTTTAATAAATCTACAGTTCCACCACCAACTGCACCTGAAGACCTATTAAGTTGATTTTCCTCTACTTTTCTAACATAAATAGGAATAATATCATCTCGTGCTTCCTGAACTAACTGATCATATTCAAGCCTGGAGGATATTATTTTTATAATCGGATGTGGAATATCTATAAACAAAATGCCCGAATTGGATGTATCAAACAAAGTAAGACACTTCTGATCCCCATAATCGCTAAGAGTTCTTTGCATTACCGAACCCACATTAATTATATTACCATATCTGCTTCGTTTGTGGTAATGCCCATTAAATAAGTAATAAAATTTACTGACTATATCTTTATTTAGACCAGTAGAAGGAGAAGATTTCTCTGATGGATAAGAGATCCCAACTATATCTGCATGAGAAAAGGCAAGAGTATTATTCCCAAAAAACTCAATTGGTATCTCTTTTTTCCAACTGTTCCAAGGAAGAAAAACTAACTTAAATCCATTAAAAGAAGCAGATCCATATTCTGTAAATACTTTTGCATGCTTTAATATATGCTCTATCTCAAAAGGAGAAACCTCTTCTGTATAATAATCATGATTTCCAATAACAAGATAAACTTGTAGCTTAGTTGATAAGTCTTCTATCCAACTTAGCACTTTAAAAACCAATTGTTTATCAACCATCTTTCTAGACTCAAATATATCTCCCATAAATACAATACCATTAGGTGAGTATTGTTTTATTACACTAGGGATAAAAGACTCCATAAATTCATTTTGAAATTTTAAAAGCTGTGGTTGTTTCCAGGTATGGAAGTGTAAGTCTCCTATTATTAATAATTTCATCAGCCCTCCTTTATGTTAGAACACTATAATAGTTCTAAATCCCTTTATAAGTTTATATCTTCTGTAGGGGGTGTCTGGTAATTTTTCACCCCCCAATTTTTATAGAAATGCGTCGAACTCCTCCAAATCTTGTCACAAAGGTCTATAAACCCTAATAGTTCCTTATTATCCCCTACTAATCTTTTTAATCTTTTAACAACAAAATATTTTAGTCGGAAGTAAAAATAATTTTTACTTCCTTTAGTTAATTTAGAAAAAAAATACTCCTTATTTAACTCGGGTCTCTGTATAAAAAGAAGAGCAAAAAGTAATGCATTTTCTGAAAAACTATTAATTATCAATCTGCTAAGATAAGGATAATATTCTTCTAGAAGAAATCTGTGCCTTGTTACATTCAAGATAAATCTATTGGTAGGGTCTTTAGTAAATGTCTTTCTGCCCCTGGGTATATTAATTAATACATCTACTATAGAGGATTCTACAAGTAAGCTATCCTCCTTACCATTAAGTAAGTCTTCTAATAAATCATAGACACTAATATACTTTCCAACTGTAAATCTTTTTCTTTCTTTCATAGCGGCTTAGCATTTTTCTTACTACACTCAAATATTACCGTTTTACCCATAATAGTAGATCTCACAATCAATCTGTTTTTCTTTACTTCCAATACGTATGCTTTTAAAGAAAGAGTTGGTATATAGACGGTATCCCCCACAAAGAAATTTCCCCTCCTTAATCTTAAATAGTTATTCATATTTTCAAACCAGTTGTTTATTTCCTCAACAGGTATCTTTCTTGGTATACCACCAATCGGTAGAAAATAGTATACGTCCGTAATATCACTAAAATAAGATACAAAAGATTCAGGGGGGGAAAAGTAATAAGTATTTACCCCAACAATCATGTAATCATGAGGATAAACTGCACCTTCATATTCAATTTTTTTAAATTCAAACATATCCTCGTATAAAGCACGAGAGGTTACTATCTTTTGTATTTGAGGCTGCTTAAAGCTTCTTATTCTGGCAGCATAATAGTTGAAGGATTCTTCTGTTTCCATAACCTCTCCAGCTCTTTTATATGCTCCTCTTTAGCTAATTCCATTTCCAACTCTTCACTTCTGAAACTCTTTTGAGGGGCATTTGGAGTATCTAACTTCCACCAACCACCAGTTGCCTTAATATATCCTAAATCCTTAGCTATCTCAAAAAGAGTCTTAGGAATATCTACCCCCTTTCCATGTTTAATATATAAAGAGACTTCTCTTCCCAAAACCACAGAAGATAATTTAGATTTAGCAACTCGTATTCTTATTTTTACTAAACCGTCCTTATCTTTAACTAACCCCTGCTGAGTGAAATCCAAAGCTAATACTTGATAGTGCTTGAGCGCATAACCCCCATATAAGTTATAAGTTGGTCCCCAAAACACATTCTTAGAAATATCCTCCCTTACTTGGGTTATAGCTAATATAGAAATTTTAGGATACCCAGAAAGTTTAGTTGAAAGTAATCTGAACCCCTTTGACATGGCTCTTGCTCCTGTAGCAATAGTAGTAGAATCAAGAGCAGCCTCTCTTTCTTGTAAAGCTGGAGTGGTGGCTACAGAATCCCAAACAAAGAGTATTGGTATATCCTTATTTTCTATGGCAATATCGATAACATCATCCATCAATTTAAAAACCTGTTCTACTACAAGACCTGAAGTATATTGGACCTCATCTGGGTTTAAACCAAAACTTTGAAAATATTCACGAGAAAATGAATATTCATTATCCACCCAAACAACAACACCACCTGCCTTTTGTATGCTAGCTGCTACGTGAGCAGCTACGGTGGTCTTTCCCGATCCCTGAGGTCCAAAAAATGTAGTTACTGCCGATGTAGGAATCCCCTCTATTAACCAATCAAGGGGATATATACTTGTAGGAATCATTTCATGTGGAAGCTCAGGTGGGGGACCTAATTGAATCCCCTCTTTATTTAACTTCTTCGAAATTTCTGAAAAATCTACAGGCAAGGTAAACCTCCTTCTTTTAAAATCCATTTACTACTATTGTATACTTTTAATAAGTTCTATCTGTGTACTTATTGTCCATATAACTGTATTAATTAACTCTAACCAGTATTCTACCATTCTCTTCTGATCTTCTACAATTTTATAGCTCTCATCTAGGTAAATGTTTTCTGAAGCGGCTGTCTTAGTTTTACCGTCCTTTACTTGGAGATCTATTATTTCTGCTCTAGTTCTTTTGGACTCATACTCCAAATCATTGAGTATTTTAGAGGCTTCGCTTTTTAACACCCCCCAATAATATCTAAGTGTAAGTAGTTGCTCTGGTGCCATAGTTGACATACTTTCTGGGGAGAAAAACAGTGTATCGGCATCTAATTGAGCCTTTATTACCTTTCCGTCTCTAGCTACATTTATATTACTCACGATTTACCTTCTTTATTTTTTAGCTGTCTGAGCTTTTCAACTATTTGTTCTTTTGCTGACTCATTAAAGTTAGATGGAGCAGAACCAACCACTGGGTCAGCTTCTGGTTGAGGGGTTGGTATATTATTTTGGGCTGGTTGGGGCGGAGGTGTAGGTATATTATTTTGGGCTGGTTGGGGCGGAGGTGTAGGTATATTATATTGAACTGGGGCGGAGGGAGGTGCATAATATTGAGCTGGTTGGGTTGGTGTAGAAACAGGAAGAGTAGAAATTGGTTCTATCTCTGGGGCGTTTGCTGAAGCTAGCATAGAAGTATCTACCCCTTGGATATTTTTATAAAACTCATTGATTAGATCTTCATAGCTTAAATCAAATTCCGCGATTACAGCTCTTAAGTCATAGGCTTTACTTAAATAATCTTCACCGTGTGGAAGTGGAACTTCCGGTTGTGGCACAAATAAAGAATAAGTTGTATTCCTACCAGTCCCTACTCTTTTTATATCGATATTTGCCCCTCTTTCTAAATCCACCAGATTCCTAAAGTAAACTTTATGTAGGTTAAGTATGTCTAAAAGCACCGTTCTTGGAACAATAAATACCACAGGTTGTTCTTGAGGGTAATTTTGATTAACCACAAAAGGTTCTTCAGGTAGAGCATTCTCTCTTCTCCACCCTAGAATAACTGCGTTAAAATACCCCTTTACTTCCGGACGTAACCCCCTCAATACATCATCAAAGACGGGGTCAGTAGACTGGGGCTTACCTTTTGCACTTTCTAGGGTTTTGTATACTTCACAAATTGGACACTGCTTTTTATAGGTTATATTTTTACATAAGTAAATTTTTATTGAGCCTGGGTTATCTGGGTTGGGGAAAACATGTCTTCCTACTATTTCATAGTATTTTGTTGCACCAGGCGTGGGTGGGAGAATCCTTATTCTAGTTGTCCCTGGGAGTGGGTGAGCAAACCTCACTCTCTGTCCGCTTGGAAAGGAGTATTTCCTTTCCAAGTCCTCTATGTCTTTGTTTATTTGTTCCCATATATCTTCCATCTTTTACCTCCAGTTGTATATAATATAATCCATATAGATGAATTGTCAAGTAGGTATATGGATTATATTTTTAAACTTTTCTAAACTTTCTAAATTCCCCCAAGAAGCACCACATTTTATATCTACTTCTAAGGGGACTTTTATAAATTTAAATATCTCTTTTATTCTTTTAGTTGTTATTTCATTTACAATATTTACCACATAAGGTAATTCGTCTAGGATAACATCAATTAATATAGAATCGTGTACAGTGTTAACAACAAAACTTTTAAGTCCATTAGCTTTAATCTCACGATCTATACCTAATAGAGCAGTCAAAGTAATATACGCCGCTGTAGATTGTACTGGAGCGTTAACAGCTTGTCTAATCTCTTCTTCAGTAGTTTCAGAACTGAAATGGCGCTTCTTACCAAAAGGAGTTACAACGTATTTCATTTGACGAGCAAAAGCCTTCTGTAACTCAGCCCAAAAATAAACATTTCTGTACGTATCAAAAAATCTTTTAATATAAACCTTTGCCTCTTTTTCACTTATTTCCTTACCTGTAGCGAGCTTAATTCTATTCGCTAATCCCGCCGGTGTGATTCCATAAACAATACCAAAATTAATAGTCTTACCTATCTTTCTTTCCTCTTCCGTAATCTTTTCTATTGGTTTATTAAAAATTATAGAGCTTGTTAGAGTATGTAAGTCTATGTTCTCATTATATGCTTTTATCATTTCAGGGTCTTGAGAAAGAGAGGCTACTACCCGTAATTCCATTTGTGAGTAATCTACCTCAAGTAAAAGGTCATTTTGTGGAACAAAAATTACCTTTATTTCGGAATCTTTAGGTATCTGTTGCAAATTAGGTCGCTCACAAGATACTCTCCCCGTAACAGTCCCAATAAGATTAAAACTAGGGTGAATACACCCATCGATAGACAACATGTCCTTAAATTTTTCCAAAAAGGTAGAAGTCATTTTCTGTAACCTTCTATACTCTAATAATAAATCGGCAAAACTATTTCCTGCAATATTTAGTAAAGATTCTTCGTTAGTAGATACTCTACCTGTTTTGGGGGTACGCTTTCCAGTATTAAAATTATTTAACTCCAAAATTTCAGATATTTGAATAGAAGAGTTAGGGTTAAACTCTTTCCCAGTTGTTTTTTCCCACTTTTTTACCTCCTCAAGATTCTTTAGCTTAATAACTATTTCTTTCATCCGTTTCTTATATTCTGTAATTAAGTTTTCTAGTTTTAGAACATTTATCTTCATTCCCCTTAATTCCATATCTATAAACGTGTCTACCAATGGAAGGTATAAATTGTTGTGTAGAGCCTTCAGAGGGGGGTCATTTTCGAGTAGTTTTGATAATCTTTCATATGCTATATAAGTAATAAATGCGTCTTTTGCATTATAAACTAAGAGATTTTCTATTTTATCTGCAAGTATATTTCCATCTTTGTCAAATATATATTCAGATAAATCAGCTGCTCCACTATCTTTCACATCTCCCCAAAAACTTTCTTTGTAAGATACCACTCCCATTTCACTCGCAATAAAGGATAAACTATGCGGCAAGTTTTCGTCTAACAAATAATGGGCTATTATTGTATCAAAAATCAATCCACATACTTTTATACCAAAATACTTTAACCACTTCATATCAAACTTAGCATTATGAGCCACTTTAGGAATATCATTCTCAAAAATAACCCTAAGTATATCATAAAATGTAGACTCTTCCCACCTTATTCCATCAAGAGACAGGGAATATAAATTACCATCTTTATACCTACCTGATAAGCCCACGGATATAATCCTACTATTAGAAGCAAAAGGAGAAAAACTAGTTGTTTCTAAATCAAAAGCAAAACATTTTACATTTGAAATAAAATCAATAAGTATATCGTAGTCCTCATTTTTCCCTTGAAGAATCTGATAGGTAAACTCCGGGAGAGTAAAACTACTATCTAAAATTGTTTTTAATATTTCAAACGTTTTTTTGAATTCAAATACTAGGACTGGATTACGCAGAACAGCGGCTGGATGGTAGGTTGGTATTACTATTCTCTCTTTACCAAATAGATTTATTTTCTTAGTTCTATTTACAGCACTCTTTAAACTATCGTTGAAGCCAAGACTTCTATAAGCGACTAATCCAAGAGGAACAACTATATCAGGATCAGCAATTTCAAAATCTTTGGCTAAATAGTAATTACATTTCTTTGCTATATCGGCTGTAGGCGTTTCATTTTGAGGTGGGCGACACTTAACTGTATTAGTAATCCCAAAAGTAAAACTTGTTTCCTTTAATAAAAGTGAAATTTGTTCTCTCAACTTCATACCAGATCTACCAATAAAAGGTACCCCTTGTCTCTCTTCTTCCTCACCAGGAGCTTCACCAATGAAAAGTATTTTTACCTTTCCAGCGTATTGTGGTGGAACAAATGTACAAGGGTAAAGTTTACATTCTTCACATATTGTATTTTTCATAGTACTATAATAATGTCTTTTATGTGAAAAGTAAACCCTGTTTTTTTAAATATATTTTCACTATTCCAACTTTACTATTTTTACTATACGATTATACTTTACCAACTTTACTATACGATTATACTTTACCAACTTTACTATACGATTATACTTTACCAACTTTACTATACGATTATACTTTTTTATACTATATCTTGTAATCAAAGATGTATAAAGGGAAAATACTATTTTATGGTAAGGTATTTCTATTTCCACTAATACCAATGAATACAGAAAAGTATAGTAATTAGACAGTAAAGGTACAAAGCCACCTACTACTACACCCCCTAAGAAAACAAAGAAAAGGTATAGTAGTTAACTGTTACACGGGGGGGGTATAGATGACTTTGTAAAAAGGTTTCTAAAATATTTTAGAAATTAGACTAATTGTTGTTTTATTTTTGTCCAACCATCTTTTAATAATAATAACATTAAAGCAAGTTCACCATCTGGAACTTTAAATCTTCCATTAACTAAACCATAAAAATCTCCATAGATTATATCTCTAAGCAACTTCTCCAGCTCAGTTTTATTTTTACCCAAATAGGGTTTAGGCAAAAATATTCTTTTTTTTAAATTAGGTTTACTCCCAGATAATCTTTTTATTTCCCTAATCATTTTTTCAAAGCCTATATCATCTTGAGGTATCATAGGTAGTATCTTTTGTAAATAACTATCCGTTTTCTTTATAAAATGATTAATATATTTCCTTGTTATCTGTTCAAGTCCACAAATATTGTCTTTTAGTTCTTTACTTTCTATTGTCTCCTTTAACTTTACAAAATCTATCTCTTTCATTTAATCCCTCTTTATTTCTTTTATATGCCCAACTTTATCAATGTCAGCTGTATTTTCTATAAAAGCTATTAGTGAATCTATTCCCAGCTGTAAAGCCTTTAAAAGTATAATTAATTTATCCTTCGGTATACCTAAGGCTTGAGAAAGCATATCTAAATTACCATTAAACAGGGCTTGAATAGCCTTACCTCCCTGGGTCTCTGGGAACTCTACTTCTACTTTTAAATTAGGTAAATAATTATACATATCTAATAACATATCTGAACATTTTATCAATTCACTTAGTTTAACAGCAACCCCTTTGCCATCATCCTGTATTAATTTATAAAATATATCTTCAATTCTATCATGTTTCTTTTTTAACATCTCAAAACTATTAGAGATACTTATAGCTATTTTAAGCAAGTTCTTAGTATTTATATCAAGTATCACTTTTTTCTCCTCTAAGCATTTATTTGATCATTTTTTGTTAATCCTCCTACAAAATCAAACACTTGGGGGTCTGCTTGGAAAGCTTTCATTATTTCTGTTGGATTTAATATGTACTTACCCCAACTTAACTTCTTTATAAATCCTTTTTCACACAAGCGATTAAGCCCCCATTTTATTGTCGATTCAGAAACATCACTTAATTCATCTTTTATCTTCTTCACCGTAGCGATTTCACTAGAATTTTCCACTATAGATTTCAAAATTTTCCTTTCAGCTTCTCCCAAGAATATCGTTGGTAGGTGTACTTTATCTACTGGATAGTATCTCTTAACTGAATTATCATCCCCCACTAAAGAAATATCTATGTCATCTATTTCTGCATACCTTGATTGAACTTCAATAGTTCTAATTCTATCTTCTTTGCTCTTATATTGTAAGCCTATAACCACATCAACAACTGCTGCTATACCTGTAGTGCCTAGTATTTTTCCTACTAAATCTATACCTTCTGTATTCTTTTTATAATGATGTATGAAAATCAAAGCTGTATTGTATTTCTCTGCTAGTCGCTTCATTTCTGAGAGAAACTTATACATATATTCGTAATCACTTTCTTTACTTTTATAATCCCTTTGTGGTAGAAAATAATACAGTGTATCAAATAAAACTACTTCCGGATTATTAGTAGCAATTATACTTTCAATGACTTTAATTACTCTTTTTAAACTTCTATCCTCATAAAAGAAAGGGTCTATATCTTGTCTAGAAAGAAAGAGAAAATTTTTATCTATGGATTCTCTAAACCTTATATCTGGTCCTCCTATCATTTCTAGTCTCTTTTTTAGGATTGGTCTTCCATTTTCCATATCAACATAAATTACTTTACTTTGATTTACTTCAAACATATCTAAAAATTTTTCATTTTCTGCTATGCATTGTAGTAGCTGTAGCCCTAATAAGGATTTACCTACTTTAGGTGACCCTGCTAATATGCTTACTGACCCACGAGGTATAAGGTTTTCTACTATATAGGAAATTTGGTTTTCTTCTTCCCATAAACTGTTGATATTACGACCATTTATTTGAAATAATTCTTCCTTTTCTTCCTTCTTTCCCTTATGTGCTTCCTCCGTTACAGCAAGTATATTTAATTGATTAAATATTTCTTTTCCTAATAACTCAATTAACCCCGAGCTTCCAGCAACTTCTTTTTCTCCCTTCTCTTGTAATTTTTTATAAGTAGATTTTACTGTTGAAACCCGCTGTCTTATTTCTTCGTCTTGTGTTAAGTGTCCTAGTACGTTTATTACTCTTTCCACTTCCTCTATAGTATAACCTAGTTTCAATAACCACCCTGAAGCGTAAAGAGCTAAATTTTGCCTATACCCCTTAATCCACATAAGAGATAATGCATAAGTTATAGTAGCTAAGTTTATTGATCTAACTAGGCTATTGAATTCTATCTCTGTTATATCAAAAGAATCATTTAACCATTTTAATTCCTCACCTGAAGGATGTATGGAAGGAGGTATGATTGTTTGTTGTTTGCCTGTACGTATTTCAACAAGTAACTTATTGTCAAATTTCCACTGAATTGTTTTTGTAGTCTCCCCGTTCTTTGTAGCAAATATGAAGTGAGAATATTTCTTCCCCGCCCTAGAAATTATAGCTTTGCAAGAGCTATCTAAAAATAAGTTTATTATTTCTCCAAGGCTACTTATTTCTACATCTACATCTACTAAATTACCTAAAACTAATCCAACATTAGTCTCATAGCTAAAATCATTAATAGTAAACTCTTTTTCTGGCCACCCCTCTATTGTGGGTGCCTTTGATTGTAGTGGTACTGGAATTATATGCAATCTCTTAGAAAAATAAGCTCTTAAGAGATCGTTCATCTTTGAACTCATTCCGCACCTCCAGTTGAACCAAACCCTCCTTCTCCTCTTTCAGTTGGAAAGAGGTGTTCAACTTGTTCCCACTCTATTCTTTCTACCTTACTTAAAACAAGTTGAGCTACTTTATCATATTTTTCAAGTTTTATTTTTTCTTTTCCTATATTAGCTAAAATCAATTTAATTTCTCCTCTGTAATCTGAATCTATTGTCCCAGGTGAATTAGCTATAATAAGCCCCTTTAATGCATAACTACTACGGAGACGCACTTGGATTTCATACCCTACGGGGATTTCCACAGAAATACCTGTACTTACTAATACTACTTCTCCAGGATTTATAGTGACATTTTCTATTATGGCAATGTCTGCTCCAGAAGATCCCTTTGTTGCATAATAGGGCAAACTATAAAAACTATCATCTTTTATAATATCTCCAAGTTTTACCTTTACTTTCAATTATACCCCCTATATATATTTGATAAGTAACTTATCCGCAAATATTTTAAGACTACCTAAAATAGAGCTCAGTACATTATCTCTCTGTTCCTCATTCTCAGAAAGAAGACCAATTATATATTTTAGTTCGTTGAGAATTTCATTATGAAATTCCTTATCTATAAGATAGCTTTCTAATAATCCCTCTAAAAATATATTTAATTGTAAAGCCTTTTTTCCCTCTATATCCGGTATCTCTTCGACCTCTTTTCTTTTATAGATCTGTATTTTATCATCTTGGATATTCTTAGGATTCGACAGGTAAAGTAGGTAATAAAAGTCTGATTTTATTCTGGTTTTTATCATATCCCTTAGTAACTTTTCAAAATTTTTCCTTTGTAGTTCTTCATCCATTAACACCTCCTAAGTGTTATATCTGTATTTAGTTTGTTTTGGATGAAAAGTAAACCCCCAAATTAAAAATCTTTACTTTTCACATAGTTTTAGTTATAATATTACTTATGTTACTTTCTTATTCTTCTATTAATAGGTTTAAGCAGTGTCGCCGCTGGTTTTATAAGAAGCATATAGAACTAGCCCCACCTGAATTCCCTAAGGGACATATTTATCAAAAAGGAATAGATTTTCATTCTAATATGGAACTCGCACTTTCTTTTGGGGTTACTCCAGATTTTAAAAGTCAAGAAACTATAGATAAGTGGAAAGAAGTTATGTCTCTTATTAGTGGATTGGTGTTATTCATTGAACAAAGTTTCTATTTAGATAATAATATGGAACTACACCATGATTACACCCCAGATGCTTGGTTCACAGGCAAAGCAGATGTTATAGCATATACCCCATCAGAAGAATTATATATAATAGAATTTAAAAACTCATTTGAGAATGAAGAAGAGGTCTACAATCAGTTAATAACCTATGCAAGTGCCTATTACATAAACCAAAAAAATTTCAAAGCGTTTATATTTACTCCATTTAAGTGCTATGAAAGAGAACTAAAGCTTGAAGAAATCTTGTTAAAAAGGAAAGAATTACAAGAAATAAGACAAAACATTACCAAATTTTTAAATTCACCAAGCAAAGACCTTTCACCTACAGCAGGATCTCATTGTTTCTTTTGTGAATATATTAATTCATGCCCAGCATATCAGTCTTTAGCTTATAAGGATTCATTTGACCCAGAGACTTTGCCAAAGAGACTATTACAGCTTGAAAACGAGCTAACTAATTTACGGAACTTGGCTAAATTTATGATTGAATCTGGGTATAAAGTACAACATAATAATGTATCCTATCTTCTAGAATTAGTAGAAAACATAGAAGTTTCTCCTAGTCAAGTAATTAAAGTTTTAAAGGAAAAAGGTATAGATCCGTTCGGTGAAGACATAATTTCGGTATTTTCTGTCAATATAGAAGCTCTTAAAAAAATAGCTTTAAAGTATGGAATAGACTTTTCAGAATTTTACCCAACTTTTAAAGCTTATACACGCTTATCTAGAAAAAATGGATAAAAAATTTATAAAGGTACTTGACAAATCAATCTAATTTGTATATAAATATATTATAAAGGAGGTGTAAAGTGAAAGTTTTGGTTCTTCTAAAGGTAAAATACCTATTGATGCTGGCAATGGGGTTGATAGCGTGTAGTGGAAAGGATAGGTCATATGAATTCCTACAAAACGCTATCCTTTCCTATAACCCTGAAACTTACATTGACAAAGAATCACCTACATACTTTAAGACAGCTGTGACCTTGAGTTTACTTCAACAGGCTGATAGTTCAAAATTAATTTCCAAAGCTCCAATTGGAAGTGGTGTCAAGCTGTTTAGTTTTGCAGTCTATAGAGGTGGTGAGTGCGATACATTCCTTATTTTTGTGAGAAAGGTTAAGAATGGATATGTTATTTCTAACGCTTTAATTAAAGGAGTGGCACAATGATTATCTACGATGGATTTGGTTTGGTAGAAAGACACGATTCAATGGGAGACTGGAGAGACATCGTGAGGATTGCAAGGGTCTCCCACATGTCCCTTTCGAAAGACCTTGATGAAGACCTGAAACTTCTTAGAAACCTGCTAAAATGGAGTCATTTATCGCCTTTCGAACACTGCCAAATTATATTCCGCATAGATGGAATTCCTCTTTATTCTGCTGAACAATTTTTAAGATATAGAACTGCTAAAGTGACAAAAAGGTCTTATAGGTATGTAAACCTTCTGGAATTGTTTAACAGGATTTCCATAGGTCTTGGTGAAGACAGTGATTACGCTATTGAACTTTTATTCCATATTCCAAGAGATATAAAGAGTAATCCTGAGGCTAAAAAGGAATACATAAACCACATAAGAGTTTCAATTGCGAAATACAAATATCTTGTTGAGCAAGGTATTGATGAGGAAAAAGCAAGGGGTGTTCTTCCAACTTCTTTAAGGACTGAAATGTATTATACCATTGACATGCGAAATCTTTTCCACATTTTCAGTGAAAGAATATCTCCTCACACTCAACCTGAAACCCGTGAAGTTGCAAAAGCAATGTTTGTAGAGACTTACAAGTATGACCCAGTTATTATTGAAAATTGGGTTGAACAGTATGGCTCAGACTACATCAAGTCTTTCTTTGATTATGTTTTGAAACAGGATTTAGGTAAAGATGATGACTTCAATCTCCAAGAATAAATTGAGACCAGTCATAATTTTTGAGAATGTAAAACAAATCTACATAACCTATTTCATTTTGTAACCAAAAGGAGGTATAACCATGCAAAACTTATTGGATGAACTAAAAAGGGAAATGAAGGTAGAACTGCTCAATGCAGTTCTACGGCCCGAGACGCTGAAAGGATACTATACTAGTGGTACTAAAATGTTGACATTCCCCGACAGGTTGGTGTATTTCGTGATTGACTTTACTGGTTTTGAGGATGAAGAAGGGTACCATGTAGAAGAGTACCCAGACATACCTGACTCAACTGATAGCGTGCCAGTCTTGGCTTTCGTGTACCCAGACATACTCCTTATGGCGGTTACGGATGAGAAAGGATCAAGTGAGATTGTATGGAGTATTGATGGTCCTGATCTTGCTAGAAAACATCTAAAAGAAGTAATAAGGTATGACATCCTTCCACATCTTGAGGACAAAGGTATTGAGCTTAAGGATATCATTGGATTTTACATTTCTTGGCTTGCAACAATGAGGTCTACAAGAGAACTCGATGCTATTCAAAAGACAGTGAGCTATCAAGCCATTCCAAATGATGATGATAACAAATATCTTATTGTCTTTAAGACAACTGTATCTGAGAAGAAGCAAAAAGATGACGTATATAATGTTCTAAAGTATTCGCTTTCCTTTGACAAGGTAAAATACAATGTAACCACACCATTTCCAATTATACTAGATGAAAGAACAAGGATTTTCCAGAAAATGGTAGACGAGATTGAATCTTTTCTGAAACGTGTAGATGAAGAGGTCGATAAAATTCTTAATAGGTAATGGAGGGTTATATGGAGGATAAACCCGAAGTAATCCAAGAAAACAAAATAAATATTCAGGTACTACCAATTATCATTATCATATGGAAAAAAGGAAGCACCGAGTCACTGGTTTTACGTTCGAAATGCGAGGAAATTCCAATAGAAAACCTTACGGATGAGGAAAAGGAAGAACTCTTTGCAACCGCTTTTAATATGATAGCTACCCTTTCATCGACTAATGGAGCTTTAGCGATTGCGGCTAATCAGCTCGGAATCACCAAAAGAATGTTTGTAATCAATCTTGGATTTCCAAGGGTCTTTGTCAATCCGAAGATAATTGAAAAGAAGGATGAGGTTCTATTGACTGAGATGTGTCTGTCTATACCAGATACTCCTGTAAAGGTGAGAAGGTATAGCAAAGTTAAGATGGAAGCTTATGAGATATTTCCATTCCTCAAGTATATTACCCCCAAACAAGTGTATGAACTTGAAGGGGTTTATGCTCAAGCGGTCCAGCATGAAATAGACCATCTAAATGGTAAACTGATTATTGATTATATGAAGACGGGGAGAAAATAGAAATGGAACGAGGAAATGCTAGTGAGAAAATCAAAGCATTAATGGATTGGCAAAGAGAGTTCCATAGAAAACGAGATGAAATTGTCAAAAAGTATGACCTGAAGTCTCCAGAGGAAATCATTTCTTTCTTTAGGTATTCGAATTTATCTAAAAAAGAACCCGATTTCTGTCCATTATATAAAACTGGAGAAGTTTGTCATAAAGGTCTTTCAAAAGGAGAACTTGTTTGTTACTACTGTGCTTGTCCTTACTATGATGCAAACTATTTTGACCCAGAACGTGGGCTGATTGGCAGGTGTTTGATAAACAGTTCACGAGGCAAGTATAATAGACATGGATATTGGGATTGTACAGATTGTACCTTACCTCACAGACCATTATCTGCATTAAAAATGTTAAAGACTGAAAAAGAGAGTGAAAGTAAGAAGGAACACAAAGGATAGTGGAGGAACAAACGGGCAAAGATATATCTAATGAAAGGAGATTTATTGAGGTTGCCTTCCCTATAAAAGAAGTTAGTAAAGAATCTTCAAAAGAAAGAAACATAAGGGATGGGCATATTTCAACCTTACACTTATGGTGGTCAAGAAAACCGCTTAGTTCATCAAGAGCAACAACTTATGCTGCCTTAATTCCTTATCCGTCAACAGAAAATGAAGTAAAAGAAAAGACAGAATTCATTATTGAGCTTTCTAAATGGAAAAACTCTTTGATGGAGGATGTTATTAGAAAGGCAAGAGAAGACATTCTAAGAGCAAATGGTGGAAAGCCTCTAAAGGTTTTAGACCCATTTGCTGGTGGCGGTTCAATTCCATTGGAATGCCTAAGACTTGGTTTAGAGCCCCATGCTGGAGAGTATAACCCCGTTGCGGCCCTCATCCTAAAATGCACCCTTGAGTACCCCCAAAAGTATGGAGGGCAAAACAAGGTTAAAAGAAATGAAGGCTTGTTTAATATTGAGAAAGCAGAAAGTCCATTGATTGCGGATATAAGGAAATGGGGAGAATGGGTTTTAGAGCAGGCGAGAAAAGAGATAGGAAGGTTTTATCCAGAAGATGAGGACGGCTCAATTCCATTAGGTTATTATTGGATGCGAACTATACCTTGTCAAAATCCTTCTTGCAAGGCTGAAATTCCGTTAACAGCTAATTGGTGGCTTGTTAGAAAGAAGGATGAGAAAGTTTTTCTCTATCCTTTTGTTTACAACGGAAAGGTTGAGTTTGCTATAGTTCAAAGGAATGGAGATGAATGGCAGGTTGTGGAGAGTTCTGTTCCTGGGTTTATTCCAAAAGTACCTTCCAATTTTGATCCAGACAATGGGACGGTTTCTAGAGCCTTTGCTGTTTGCCCTGTTTGTAAAAGTACTATTGAGGATAATCAAGTAAGAAAACTCTTCCAAGAGGAAAAGGCTGGTCAGAGAATGGTTGTAGTTATTTTAAGTAAATCAGGGAAAAGGGTTTATAGATTGGCTACTGAGAAGGATGTTGATCTTTACAAAAATGCAGAGGAGTATTTAGAGGTAAAAAGAAAAAAACTTTTGGGGGAATGGGGGTTTGATCCTGTTCCAGATGAGGACTTCTCCTCAAGTGTGATATTCAGCACTCGGCTTTATAAGCTTACAATGTTTGGTGACCTTTTCAACGCTCGTCAAAAGCTGGCTTTAATTGTCTTTACCGAAAAAGTTAGATTGGCGTATAAAAAAATGATAGAAGAAGGATATGATAAGGAATATGCTAAAGTAGTTCTAACTTATCTTGGGTTTGGAGTAAGCAGACTAGCTGAATATACGAGTAATCTGTGTTTTCTTGATAGTACATTGGAAAAGGTTTCTCATGTTTTTAGCAGGCAATCACTTCATATGGTTTGGGATTACTCAGAAGTGAATCCATTGAGTAAAGCTGTTGGGTCTTGGACAAGTATGGTTTTAAGGAGAATCTTACTTTCTCTTTCTCACCTTACTCAAATTCCACCTATAGGAAATGTAACGCCCAATGTTTATAGATCTTCAGCTACCGAGCTTCCATATCCAGATAATTACTTTGATGCTGTCTTCACTGACCCTCCTTATTATGATAATGTGCCCTATTCTCACCTTTCAGATTTCTTCTATGTCTGGTTAAAACGTAGCATTGGGGACCTTTATCCAGAGCTCTTTTCTACCCCTTTAACACCAAAATCAGAGGAGATAGTTGCTTATTCCAAACGGGGTGGGGGTTCAAAGGCTTTAAAACTTATGAAAGATGACGGGCGAATGTGCTTGAATATTCCCTTGGACAAAAACAAGGGTGGTCAGCAGAGTGTTTATGCTGATATAATTACAATTGCCAAGAAGGTGGGGTGGAAGTACCATTCAACAATCGTATGGAATGAGGGCAATATCTCAAGAAGGACAGCATGGGGTTCATGGCTTTCCCCCTCTGCACCCTATGTGATTGCACCGGTTGAAATGATTGCAGTTTTATATAAAAAAAGATGGAAGAAACAAGGTATGGGAGAGTCTGATATAACAAAGGAAGAGTTTATTGAGTGGACTAATGGTATTTGGACTTTCCCTGGCGAGAGTAAGAAAAGAGTTAATCATCCTGCTCCTTTCCCTCTTGAGTTACCTAAAAGGTGTATAAAGTTGTTTACCTATGTTGGGGATACAGTTTTAGATCCATTCCTTGGGAGTGGAACTACCTTAGTTGCTTGTGCACTTTTGAATAGAAGAGGAATAGGAGTTGAAATCGACAAAAATTATTGTGAAATTGCAAAGAACAGGTTAATTAAAGAAGGCAAAGTTCTAGAAGATAATCTTTTTCAATTACAAAGCAAACTGGAAAGGTGAATTATGGAAAGAACGATTTTAGACGTTCAAGAAAATCTTGTCTTGGTAGATAATGAACAAAAATCCTCATATTCTCTAGATGGGGTATTGAACAAAGTAATTCTTGGTGACTGTTTTAAAGTAATGAAGAAGTTACCTTCTGAAATCTTTGATTTAGTCTTTGTAGACCCTCCATATTTCCTTCAACTTCCATCTAAAAAACTTGTAAGGTGGTCTGGTAGTGTAGTTGATGCTGTTGATGATGAATGGGATACATTTAAAGATTTTGATGATTATGACAACTTCACAAGGAATTATCTGACGGAAATCAAAAGGTTAATGAAACCTAACGCTACAATTTGGGTTATTGGAACTTACCACAATATTCATAGAGTTGGAAAGATAATGATGGATTTGGGATTCTGGATTTTGAATGATATTATATGGTTTAAGTCTAATCCAATGCCCAATTTCTTAGGAGTAAGGTTTACAAATGCTACGGAGACTTTGATTTGGGCTGTAAAGGATAAAAAAGTTAAAAATTATACGTTTAATAAAGAAATTGCAAAGAGTTTTGCTAACGGTAAATTACCTGTAAACGTATGGCAAATTCCAATCTGTTCAGGTAAGGAAAGATTAAGGAATGAAAAAGGAGAAAAGGTTCATTCTACGCAGAAACCAGAGGAGTTGTTAAGAAGAGTAATATTGACTTCATCCAAAGAGGATGATATAGTTTTTGACCCTATGGCTGGAACTGGGACAACTGGTTTTGTGGCAAAGCAATTAAATCGTAATTTTGTAATGATTGAAATAAACAAGAGTTATGTTGATGCAACCGTGGAAAGATTTAGAAGAAGGTTTAACAATGAGTAGCATACAATACGGAGTTCCTTCTGAATTACAGGAGGTAGATTATGCCTATTTATGAATTTCGTTGCAAAAATTGTGGTGAGACTTTCGAAGAGATATACAACTACAGCGACCCGCTTCCAACAAAATGTCCTAAGTGTGGTGGTGAACTGGTAAGGGTTTACAGTGGAAGTGTAGAATTGAGGTTTAAAGGAGCAGGGTTTAATGTAACTACCCCAAACTGGAAAATAAAATTATGAGAATAATAATGAATACAATTCTAAGTCTAGAGGATAAAATAAAAAATAGTACACCAAATACAGAAGAAAGAAGAATATATGTCGCTCAACAGGATATAATATCGGATTTAACTAAAACCTAGCAAGAATTCTCCCACTTCTAAGCGAAGCGAAAGTGGGAGATGAATTGCGCAGTATTGAAAATGCTTATAAAAGCGCAAGTAGTAGATTGATAAAAAAAGAATTTCCTGAAATAAAGAAATATTTGTGGAAAGAATACTTTTGGTCAAAAAGTTTCTGTTTACTTACAACGGGTGGAGCACCTATTGAAATAATAAAGAAATATATAGAAAGTCAAGGAAAGAAGGCTTAAATATGCTTAAAGCATATAAATATAGAATGTATCCTACAAAAGAACAACAAGAATATTTTGCAAAAGTGTTTGGCTGCGCAAGGTTTATATACAATAAAATGTTAGTAGATAAAATAGAATACTATAAACAAACTGGAAAAATGCTAAAGACTACACCTGCAAAATATAAAAAAGAATATCCTTTCCTAAAAGAAGTAGATAGTTTAGCTCTTGCTAATGTTCAGCTTAATTTAGAAAGAGCATATAACAACTTTTTTAGGGATAATAGCATAGGGTTTCCTAAATTCAAAAAGAAAAAAGGATATCAATCCTATACAACAAATAATCAAAATGGGACAGTTGATATAGATAATGGATACTTAAAAGTTCCGAAGTTAAAAACAAAGATAAAAATAAAACAACATAGACAATTTGAAGGAATTATTAAGTCAGTAACAATATCTAAAACACCAACAGGTAAGTATTATGCTTCAGTATTAGTAGAAACAGAGAAAAAGGAGTTACCAAAAGTAGATAAAAAAATAGGAATAGATTTAGGATTAAAAGAATTTGCTATTCTTTCAGATGGAACAAAAGTAGAAAACCCAAAGTGGCTAAGAAAAACTGAAAAGAGGATAAAAAAGATTCAAAGGGATTTGTCAAGGAAACAAAGAGGTAGTAAAAATTATGAAAAAACAAGAATAAAACTTGCTAAATTACATGAAAAAATAGCTAACCAAAGAAAAGATTTTCTTCATCAATTGTCCTCTAAAATTATACACGAAAACCAAGTGATAGTTTTAGAGGATTTGAAAGTGAAGAATATGCAACAAAATCATTATTTAGCAAAAGCAATAAGTGAAGTATCATGGCATGAATTTAGAAGGATGTTAGAGTACAAAGCAAATTGGTATGGCAGAAAAATAATAATAGCTCCATCGAATTATGCAAGCAGTCAATTATGTAGTAATTGTGGGTATAAGAACCAAGAAGTAAAAGATTTAGCATTAAGAGAATGGATATGTCCTCAATGTGGAACAAAAC